ACCGGGAATTTCTGCAATGCAACATTATTTAGTTATATAAATTATAAATACTTATAACACAATCAATGAACACAAATACTATATATCATAGTGTATCATTTAGCCGCACTAAGTTGCATAAATGTTGTGCAAAAGCCTTATATTTGCACAACCAATTCAATTAAAAATATGACTACAGTAAAGGCATTCATTAGAACCGGGAAAAAAGAAAAAGAAGCCAATATAAGATTTCGCATTTCTGATGGTAGAAAAGTACAGTTATTTCATAAATCGGAACTTACAGTATTGCCTACGTTATGGGATAATAAGCGGGAACAATATAAATCCAAGAGCATTATACGAACAGATGAAAGAATTCGGTTAAATACAGAAATATCGGAACGAAAGAAATTGCTGTTGTCTATATATAGCAGTTATCCAAATGTAAACAGCGAAGAACTTGAAAGACTTGTAGATGAAAAATTGCATCCAGATAAATATCAAATACAGAAAGGTGATTTGTTTTCAATAATGAAACTTTATCTTCAAAAAAAGAAATTATCGGAAGCCAGGGATAAAAACTTCCACGTTCTTATTCGCGCATTGCAAAGATATGAGCTATTTATAACTATGTATGAGAAAAAAAAATTCAATTTAGATATAGATAATATTGATGCAGAAAGAATAGAAGACATAGAAAGTTTTCTAAGAAATGAAAATATACTCTACAATCAATATCCCGAAATATACAAATACATCTTATCGACTATCTATTATAATTATAAAAATTTCAAACCGAGAGCTAAGGGGAATAACACAATATATACTTTGTTAAAAAGACTATTGACTTTTTACAATTGGTGCAATCAGCAGGGAATAACCGACAACAAACCTTTTGAAAAATATGATAAAGTTTTAGGAGAAAAATACGGAACCCCATTTTACATAACCTTGGAAGAGCGTAATTATATTGCAGAATTTGATTTATCCAACCGCCCACATCTGGCGACACAGCGTGATATATTTATCTTTCAATGCCTAATAGGATGTAGAGTATCTGATTTATTGAAAATGACAAAAGAAAACATTATCAATGGAGCTATAGAATATATACCACATAAAACTCATGATGACCGCCCATTTGTAGTGAGAGTCCCATTGAACAACCGAGCAAAATCTCTTATTGCAAAATATGATAAAACAGATAAAAAAGGTAGGTTATTCCCATTTATTTCCACCTCTAAGTATAATGATGCCATAAAGGAAATATTTAAATGTTGCAATATAACCCGCATGGTTACAATACTAAATTCAACTACCGGGAAAGAAGAGAAAAGACCGATAAATGAAGTTGCATCTTCTCACATGGCAAGAAGGACATTCATAGGTAATCTATATAAGAAAGTCAAAGACCCGAACCTTGTCGGTTCGTTATCAGGACACACGGAAGGTAGCAAGGCTTTTGCCCGATATAGGGAGATAGACGATGAAATAAAGAAAGAGGTAGTTTCTTTGATTGAATAATATCTAATTGCTCCTCTATTAGGCAAATTAAGTAAAGTGAATATGAGGGGGATTATGGTCTCTCCAATAAAGGCTTACGATAATTCCAAAAAATCTACATATTTCAGGCATAAATTATATTTTATACAAAGGTAAGCAAATATTCCAAACGGTCAATCAATCCACCTTTATTTTTATACTCTTTCCACAGTTCGGGCACGTGATAGAGACTCCATCGCTTTGGGGCTGAATTTCTTCCGGAGATGCGAACAGTTGCCACATGGGGACGTTTAGGGCGGTGGCTATCTTTTCAAGGGTTTCTACTGAAGGCATTGTTTTATTATTAATAAGATTACTTACTGTCACCTTTGAAACACCTATTATATCAGCTAAACTAACTGACGAAACACCTTTTTCTACCATTATTTCTTTGATTCTTACCTTCATAAAATATTGCTTTAGCTGGTTAATGCTGCAAATATAGTAATATTTTAATCTTTAATGCTTATTGATAAAATATTAGTTTATTAATCTATGTTAAAGATAAAGTAATATTTATTCTTTTATTTGACGAAGATAAAATATTACTTTATCTTTGCATCATCAAAGTTAAACAAAAAACTATAAGATATGAAACGCTACAACTTAAGCAAGATAATGAAAGAAGCCCATCAGATTAAGAAGTACATGAAACTGTATTCTCTCACTCATGGAGTAAAGAATTGGGCGGACTGCCTTAAACTTGCTTGGGCTAACGAAAAGAAGCGTGCGTCTGATGAGGAAATGAAAAACGCAGAAAAAGAAGCAATGGAAGCTTATTTAGCCGAACCTGCAAGACGCAGCGTTTATGATGATTTATCAATCCCGACATCCGCTTATTATACCAATAACAATAAAGGGCGTTTCGGCTCTCATTACGTAGGTGATTAACTTAATACATTATACTATGGAAGAAAACAGACAACTTGTAGGCAATATTTGCGCCTCTATTGAAGAACTTGGTAATGTGATAGTAGATAACGTAGCTGCATCACACAAAGATTATGAAATAATGATTGCTTCTTTGGATAGGTCAATAGCTGAAATGAAGAAAAGATTAAGAAATGTATTGCCACGTAAACAAGCATAGATGCACGTTGAGGTTCGACCAGCGAAATCACGTTATGACGTCCCGCCAGTAATACGGCTGGCGGGTTATCAAGAAAGGCACTCCAAGCAGTCTCTATACATTTAGGGGCTGCTTTTTATATAAATAACAAACCTTTTGTCAATTGTTCGTTTTAGAGCCTTTATAAATTTCTCCCATCTTTTACTAATATCTACTTTTATCCTGAATTTAAAATAATTAAGTATGAAAGAAAAAATATTCAATCAGCTTAAACAGGATTTTTCAAAGCTGGGTTTGTCTGATGATATTCTTCAATCAGTAGCATCATCGCTTGACGCTATGGGATTAATAACCGATGATAACCTTGCAACTATAGTAAAGGGGCAAGAATCAATGCTGAAATCTTACCAAAGTAATTTTGATAGGCTGCGTACAGAAGGTGCAGCCTACAAGAAGGAATTGGAAGAACTGAAAGCAAAAGGTGATGGGGGCGACCAACAGCAACCAACCAATGAGGAACCAGAGTGGTTTACAAGGTACAAGCAAGAGCAGGAAGATAAAATCAGTAAACTTATGACTGAAAATCAAAATGCAAAAGCAGAACAAGCGCGTGCCGCAAGAAACAATCTGATTCTTTCAAAAGCAAAAGAACTCAAAATCTCGAAAGAGAGAATAGAAGAAGGATTTGCTATCTCCGATGATATGGACGAGGTGGCGATTACAGACTATCTTTCTAAAGTGAGACAGAATGAGGTCGCAAAAGGCTTGGAGGATAAAAGTTCGGCATTCTCCTTGTCTACACCTAAAGACCAGGGCAAAGAACTGGCTAAAGAATGGGCTGAAAAATTGCCGGACGCTAATTAAAAAATAAAGTTATGGCTATTACATTTGAAAAAGAAAAGGTCAAAGGGAATTTCCCCGTTTTTTGGAGAGGTGAGTGCGGCGTTCTTCCAGGAGACTTCAAACTTACAACAGATTTGCCGGAAGGCACTTTTGTTAAAAAAGGCACTCCTATAAAACTTGATTTTGCAAAAATGGAGTGTAAGATCTGCAAAGCGGTGGAAGTTATCAATGGCGGTACCACGACCAAACCGCGGATTAAAAAAGGAAGTTTTGCTGTTAAGTCTGAAACCGTAGGCGGACAGGCAATAAATTCTATTGATTCAAGTAACGCGGACTATGATGTACTAACATTGGCTGCGGCTGCAGAAACGGCTGTTGCGGGAGCTGTACTTGGTATTGGGGAAGATTTGCCAGATGCGGTTGTTGAAACAGACTTTGTATTTACGAAAAACATGTCCTTTCAAACAGTGTCCGCAGGATATGAGGTATTAATTTTGAAGGATGTGGCTTATCCAATGCCAAAGGATTGGCTGGTGGGATATAGCATGAAAAATAACCCGTCTATCAAGTATATTAGACAATAAGGAGGTAAATTATGGCAGGATTATTTTATAGTTCTATTTTTGGCGAACTTACAAAACAAGTGCAAGTTCGCATAGACACGGCATCGGAGTTACGTAAAAGATTGTTCGACCAAAACATCTATGAGAAATATTTGGATTGGGATACTCCTACGATTGGGCTGAACTTTGAAGAGTTGATTGGGCAGTACAATTTGAGTGTGGCTGCTGCGACTTTGGATTCTAAGGGAAAAGAGCCTATTATGGGAACGGACGGTTTGGAAACATTAAAGCAAAAAGTGCTGACCCATCAGATGAGTTATTCTATGCCGATTGAAGAGTACAGAAAAGTCCTTCAAATACTTGATTCTCGTATGTTGACAGATGAGCAGAAAACGCAACAACTCATTAATCTGATGTGGAATAATGTCGGGAAGGTTGTAAATTCTGTGCAGTCTAAACTGGATGTTATATTCTTGGGAGCCTTGTCTAACAAAGGAGTTTTTACATTTGATGAGAAAAACAATCCAGAGGGTGGCGTCCGTGGTGTTATAGACCACAAAATGCCTGCCGAGAATATAGCATCGGCAACATTGGATTGGAATGACGATAATCAAAACAATGTGGACTGTTTTGAAGACATTCAAATGGTATTGAACGCCTCTCAAGAGAAAGTGACACTTGATAAAATTCTTCTCTCACCCAAACGCTTATCATATATTCTTAGAAATAAGAAGATGAAACAGGTTGTTTTTGGTACAGATAAATCTTCTACTCCGCTGTTGTTGTCAAATATGAACGAGTTCATGCGTCAGAATGACTTCCCTATCTTTGAACCAATCAGACGTATCACCCGAATTCAAAACAACGGAACATTAAGTGAGTATTCCACCTGGAATGACAAGAACTTGGTATTTGTCCCAGCTGGAAAGTTAGGGGTTATCAAAAATGCCTATGCAGACAATGAATTGAGACAAGAACCTGGTGTAACCTATTCCAATTATGGAAGAATTCGGATTTCTCAGTGGGGTAAGGGTGAGACAGACAATTCCAATGGAGTTGAGTTCACAAAGGCGCAGTCATTATCACTTCCTATCATTACTGAGATTAACGGTATCTATTCTTTGACAGTAGAAGCATAATGACAATTGCAGGCTACATAAAGCAGAGATTTTCCTACATCGGTGAAATGTCCGATGTAGGGGCTTCTGATTTTGCATTAGATTTTGGGCTTAATGCAGGCAAGGAAGCTTCTTCTGAGGATAAAAAGTTAATAGGAACATTAATTGATGGTTTTATTGAGAAAAATATTCTCCATCCTACCTCAGTTGGTGAAAGTGGATTTTCTGCATCCTGGAGCGTTGATTCAATCAAGACCCATATTAAACTTCTGTTAAAGAAATATGGCATAGACTTGAATGAGGAAACTGCTGCAATTGTCGGTCTGAGTGTGATTAAAGATGTATCTGATATATGGTAATGTATTTTTCTCCTCACATATTACAAGTATTGGCAGAAGAAAAACCTAAGTATGACTCTAACGGACAAGTTATTGTAAAGCCGGAAAATAATACGTGGGAAACTATAGGTGTTTGCCGGTGCGACGATGATAACACCCAAGAACTAAAGTCAGACAATGGAGATATGTATATGTCGCATTATCATATAGTCTATGAAGGTCGTGGCTTAAAAGAAGGTAGCAATATTCGCTGTTTGTTTGGAGAGACAGTGAAAGCGGAAGGTATCGCACGCAACCCTAAGAGCTGTAATTATTTTAATTATTCGGAGGTTTGGATATGATTACATCATCAGATGCCGGTATCATAGTATATAATGATTGCAAAGTTTTTGGTCTGCCTTTATATCGTAGCTGGTCTTTCCCTAAAAAGAAAGTAGATACGGAGCGTATTGTTGTTCTTTCTAAGCGCCAAACATCTGATACCTATTGGAACAGAGGATTTATTGAAGTTAATTTCTGTGTCCCGGATTATAAGCAGAATGCCAATCTCAAAAGGCTTAACGAACTTGAACAGTTGGCTGTTGAGACTTTGGATTCCGTAGGATATTATAAGGGTTCATGGTATCAATATTCTGTTGAGAGCCATGGGATAGAGGAAGATACAGATTTAAATTGTCATTTTGTTAATGTAAAATTATTATTTGAAGTATTAAACATAAATTGAGAAGATTATGAAACCATTTATCGGAATTAAAAAGATATGGCACGGTGATGTGTTTACTGAAGCCGTAACTAAAGCATCATTAAAGACGTGGCTTGAGTCTGCCACACAAGTTAAAAACTCACACCAAGATACTTGGCAGTACACAGAGGATGACCCAACCTACACTGATTACATCAACGAACTTTCGGGTAATATCTATTATCGTGATGTAACCCAAAAGGGGGCAAAAACCATTACATTCACAATGGGTGAATATACATTTGACGATAAGATTGATTTGCAAGGTGGCGAAAAGGTTGATACGGATGCGGGCTGGTCGGCATCAGATACTCCGGGAATTATGAATAAGGGAATTGTAGGGCAGACAAAAACAGGCAATTATGTAGTCTTTACAAATGCTGCGGTTATCGCCAAAGGAACAATGGCCGAAAAAAACATTGGCTTGGGAGTTACTGCTGTTGCGATGGAAAATCCTAATGATAATGTGAAGAGTGACTATTTGTTTGATGGGGAAAAAGTGGAAGCTGCCGCCTTGATGTCAGCAGAAGCTCCTGTCAAGAGCAAACCTACCATTTAAATAAATTTATATGAAACCAAAGGGGTGTAGTGTAAATTGCACCCCTGTTTAATATATTAATAATGAATGCTGCAAAAATAGTAAATAGCTCTATTATTGGCTCTGACTTTAAGACAATTGTCGTCAATAACAAATCATATATCATATCACCGCCTACTATTCATAGGATAGCAGGCGCAGGGTATTACTTAGCAAATTTCCCCGAATGTAATACGCTGCATGATATACTTGTTTCATTAAAAGATATGGATAATGCGGCACATGCTTTGTCTTGGTTTATAAAAGGAAACGATAGCCTTTTTGATGAATTATTAAAAGGCACATTTAATGAAATTGTGGAAGGATTAGAAATCGCTTTTTCTTTAATTTCTGCTGAAAATTTTTACAAGCTGTCAATTTTAGCGAAGAACGTGCAAAATCTGACAGCAAAACAGAAGTAGCAGGTAATACCTGCCTGCTTGGACAGATTGCAACGTTCATGGAAAATCTGCATCTGCCATATGATGATGTTGTATTCCGAATACCGTACCGTAATTTAATCATTATGCAGAAAGATAAACTTCATACTGTTTTTGGCGAAGTTTTGCAAGAGGTTTCCGATGCAGAAATGTTTAAGAACCGGAAGTTTGATGAATGATTAAAGAGAAAAGGTTATCTTTGCCCCAAAAAATAATCTTATATGGCACAAGAAGGCAAATACGCATATGACGAAGAAAGTGTTAAAGCAATCATGAATTGGGCAGAAACCGTACAATTGCCAAAGGAAGTAATATTATCGGAATCCGAACATATATACGATACATCTCTGTATATTCGGGCAAATATCAACGACATCAAGCAACACTATCCGGATGCATTTTATAATCCGGCAATTGATAGGCTATACAGATTAAAAGAGTTTATGGGAAAATGAATAAAGCCGCCAAATCGGAGCTTTGTTTTTATAACTTTTTTACACCTGATTACACAACTAAGCCGCCATGAGTATTGGCGGCTATTTTTTTTTGCAAAATCCTATTTATTTTTGTAATTCGTTTCTATTTAATGTGTAGCTGGTATTCGTATCAAGAGAAGAACATTCAAATAAATCTTCTGTAATTCTCCTCTTAATTATAAACTTTTCTTGCGTCTTTTTATATGTAACCACCTCTCCTAAGGAAAAAGAGGGAGCAATGTTAGTGTTATAGTTCAAGGTATCTTGTTGTTGTTTTATATTTAATTCGAGTATATTCTTTATTTTTCTTACATCATTAGTCATTCCCCATACTTTGAAGAATAAAATAATTTGTAATACCCCAAATACAATAACGATGATTGAAGTAAAAAATGCAATATTTTCCATAATTATATGTTTTTTAATTGTTTGTGAATAATGTCTAATAAAACATTTTTAGCAATACATACAAAAGACGTTTTTGCAATTTATGTAGTTGTTTAATAATTTATACGGAACATATAAATCAAATAATAAAGCACATTATTAACTTCCGCCAACTTGGCTGCCTAAAATCTTCATATTATAAATTTTCTTTTCCTTTACCTTTCCGCCTTTCAGTATTGCGACTTCTTGTCTCAGTTGTACAACTTCTTTAAGTAATTTTTCATACGCTTCTGCAAGACGGAGCATGTGCTTCATCATTAGATTTACATTTTCATTCATTATATTTCAAATTAATAAATTGTGTCTTGTCGAAATAAAATATCAACAAATTTTATATTGAAAAGGTTTTATTTCAAAACATGTTTGTAAACATATATATTAAACAGCCTTTCTTCTCACACTGAATAGGTCTTGTATTTCTTCCACAGATTTGTTTAGAGCATTAAATCGCCTTTGCAAATCCTCAAATTGCGCTTCATACATAACTACTGTCGTTTCATACATTCTCTTCCAGTATTCAGCAGTTTCCGGAGATGGAAAATCTTCTACGTCGACTGTAGACAATCCATTTAATTCTATTCTATCTTCAAGAAACATATTGCCTTCGCCTACAAGAATGTAATTTGCATTGACCTTATATATTTCACATAGTGCGACTATTTTATCTATAGACGCGTTTTGCTTTCCTGTAGAAATTTTCGATTTTAAATCTCTATTAATACCTAATTTTTCCTCAAGCTCCATATTACTTAAATTCAAAGCCTTAACAACATTCATAAATCTTTCTGAACGTAACAAATCATTATCTTTATCCATATATATATTTTTTAAATTACAATTCTTTGTGTATATAAAATATATACATATCTTTGTACACGTAACAAGTAGCAGTTGTTCGATTGACATTGTTTATACTTACCCCTTTCGGGCTAATTATATGAGATGAATCCTGTGATAGCTGCTACCTATTACGGGATTCATTCTTTATATAAAATACAATCGGTCAATGGACATACTTAATATACCAATAGATATAATCAAAAGATACAAGGCAAGCAAGGCTGAAAAAGAATTGCTTGCCTTTGCTATTGGCATCAAGTGTCTGTATTCAAATTCTGTACTTACCGATGTAACCCCTTATAAAGTGATGAAACTGTTTCATGTTTCTCACGATAAAGCCAAACGCCTTATTAACGGAGCGTTAAACGACAGTTTTCTGTTTTCCGTAAAAGGAGGCAGCTTTCTTGCAAACACTTTTAAAAGCAAGGAAATCAAAAGGTCAATAGGGCGTACGCCTTTTATTTACACCTCTGATTATTGCTATAAACTGAATAAGAAGGAATATTCAATTCGCATGCTTGTGCATGAGCTGAACTGTATTATGCTTCTTTGTGCAGTCAATTCTATTGATAGAGACAACTTTCCGCAGAGTAACGGGAAACCGAAACAAAAACGTTGTGCCCTTACCAAGGATTTGACTTTGCGCAAACTTGGAAATATATCCGGTTCAAGCAAAAGTACCGCACACAGACTGATGAATGAAATGTTCCGAAACGGAGTAATCTCCAAGACAAGGGCGCACGGGGAAATGGTTATCCATACCGTGAATGCCAACACCGTTGAGGAGTGGCGCAAAAGAACGGGAAGGAAACACTTTATCTATAACCCCAAAGACGGAAGCGGATGGATTGTCATTCCTTGTTCTTACTCTATATGCGACAGAGGGACTACCGAGAAATATAAGCACGTTATTTATAATCACAAGAAGCGTGTAGAATCATCAAATCTCAAAGTGTCCAAGCATCCTGTTTATGAAAATCCGTTTGATAATCCCATTAACGCTGCTTATTTATGATATTTCTATTTTGGGAACATATATTATTTACAGAGAGAATGGGATTGTACAGCGTATATAAACACATACGTGCGTGATAATTTAATATATAAAATACCAAGGCAATGAGTAAATATATAGCATATACAGACGGAGGATGTCAAAACACATCAGTGTACGGAGAGGGAGGTTCAGCCTATCTGATAATCCATAGGGGAGAAGTTGTAAAAACCGCTTCAAAGGGCTTTCTTTATACGACCAATAACCGTATGGAAATGCTTGCTATCATAAGCGCTGTTTGTTCCGTCCCCGAAGGTTCTGACCTAACCGTGTATTCAGACAGCAAATATGCAATCAACGTCTTTTCCGGTATTTGGAAGCCGAAGAAAAACAGAGATTTGATAATCAAATACAACGAACGGGTAAAGACACTTAGCTCTGTATGTTTTCGCTGGGTAAAAGGACATAATGGAGACAAATACAATGAAATGGTTGACTCCATGTGTACAAACTCCATGAATGATATAGTCCGATTACACAACCTTCCAAATGACAGGTTTAAAAAAGTGAAAGTACAGCTATCCTTTAAATTTGAATAACAACCAATTGTACAATAAATCAAAGAACTAAGTTGTTACAAAGCTTCGTTACAAAAAATAATCTAAACTATAATTCTTAAAATAAATTCTTTCAGAGCTACAGTCTTCTCTTTTATCACTTATATATCTATATACAATAGTAACAGACTCAAAGCCTCAATAGTTAAATAATGTTTTGTGTATATATTTTATATGCAAACTCTTTGTGTATATAAAATATATACATATCTTTGCATCGTCAATCAGTTAATTAATTAACCGATGCAAAGTTAATGTTTATGGATAATATAATCATAAAAAAAAGAAGAAAAAGCATACCTAAATTAGTGAAAGTCAGAGAAACCCTGCTTTCGATTAGAGTTGGAGATACGGAGATATTTAAAAATCCTCCAATGAACTATAACAGTATAAAAGTTACTGCCTCAAATCTAAAAAAAGAAGGTGTAGCCTCTTTTAAATTAGAAAAAGAAAAGGTAAAGGCGGGGAAAGAATCCAAATATTTTAAAGTAACCAGAAAAGAATAAGGAGATAAAGCTATGGATATTCGGGAAATAATGAGAAGCAACTCTTCCAGCCAACAGTTTTTCTTAGTTAATGCACAGGACTTGAAGAATGCAATAGATGCATCAATCCAGCAGGTTATACAAGAGTTAAATGAGGATGTATCGAAAAGTAACAACGACAACCTTGTACCTCTTAAGGAAGTTGCAGAAACCCTAAACGTATCCCGATGCACATTGAATCGTTGGAATAAAGACGGGTATCTCGTCCCTATCAAAATAGGTAGAAAGGTTTTCTACCGCCAAAACGATATAAATAAAATAAGATAGAAACATTAAATCATCTTTAATATGAAAACCTACGATTTAGACAGAGCCTCTCGGCTTGCTATTCGGATTGCTCTAATAATAGCAATAATGGCGGGATGTATATACAGCAGCCGTGTAGAATACAACGATGATGTATTATCTGGCATGAGTTCCGATAAGTATGACTTCATCAGAAGCCGGATAAACGACAGCTCGCGGTCGGCGGTAGTATCCGAATATATGAACAACAAGCAGTATTACGACAGTCTTGACTATTAAAACCGCGTTGTGTGAACAACACTCCTTCCTCTTAGCTCAGCCAGGCAGAGCATCGCTATGGTTACTTGTTCGAAGGTTTAGTATCCGGTAATTTCCGGTTAGCGAAGGTCGCACGTTCGAGTCGTGCAGAGGGAGCATTATACATAGTTCTTTGACGTATTGAATGTGAAATAAGGTTTAAGTATTTGATATTTAGACTTATTTCAATATAACCAAAGATTACGGATAGCGGAAACGCGGGGACTCCGTATAGGCTTGGTTATCGTGATTGTCTCTTCGCACCGAAATGTCCTACGGTAGAGAGTATGCGGTTTGGGCACCCGTATCGCAAGAGACAAAGGTCATAAAGACAACATAAGCGTCCGATACAGTCTTAAATCGGTATAAAGCATGCGGTGGTAATGAAAGGCGCCCGTACACGCTTATTATATATACTCCCTTCCCGTCAAATTCGGGCACGCTGAAAAGCCAAACACGTATTGTTGCGTTGAAGGGAGCAATGCTTAATGAATAATGATATGAGAAAGGTAAAAACATTTACGGATTTGGTATTTAATCCACATGCTCTTAGCAAGGAGGCACGTCATCTTCCTTCTCCGCTTCGTGAGGAATACATGGAGGCAAAACACGCTGTAATGCGGTTTGATAATGGCTATGGAATAAGTGTTGTAAAAGGAGATATGTTCTATTCTAACGGTATAGATACTTATGAGGTTGCTGTCCTTAAAGATGGTGCTATTTGTTATGATACCTCAATTACAGATGATGTAATTGGTTATGTAAATGCAGATGAGGTATCTAATATAATGAAACAAATTCAAGAATTAAAATAGAGAATTCCCGTGGCTCTCAATAGATGTTTGAGAGTAGTAAGGCAACCATCGGAACGCTCACGGGAACAAAAGCCTGTAAGGGTGAATAATTCATGATAGCTTTTTAATGTAAACATTCCCGTCCACGTGTTGGCCGGGAAACACTGCGACATGGTGGAATGGTAGACGCAGCACTCTATGATAGGAATGTCAAACCTTAGATGTGTGGAGCTTGACAACTCGTCCCGGTTCGAGTCCGGGTGTCGCAACATCTTCACTACAGATGAAGTATTTGTTTAGTCGTAGCCGGGCGGTCTGTGAAGATAGTCCGGTTTTTCTTGAAACCAATTAATAACAATATAAATATGAAAAAGAAATTTACTCCTGAAAATATTCAGGAACTTAAAAGAGAATCAAATATTTGTTTTTGGCAGTAATATGAACGGTAACCATGCCGGTGGAGCAGCCAGATTAGCAGTTGAGAAATTCGGTGCAATCATGGGACAAGCCGAAGGATTGCAAGGGCAATCCTATGCTATTCCTACGCTGAATGAAGATATGGAGAAAGTCACAGAAGAAGATTTGATAACCTATTTGGGTAACTTGCGGAATTTTGCCAACGAACATCCTGAAAAGGAGTTTCTTCTTACCGCCATTGGGACGGGAATAGCGGGGTTTGATACAAATTATATGGCATATATGGCTCTCAGAGCAAACCTTCCTGATAATGTTACTATCCCGGAAGAATTCAGTAAGATAAAAGGGTTCAAAGGCTTCAATTCTGATATGACTTGCAGGGGTTTTAAATATGAAGAGGGAAAAGATTACGAAGAACAAGGTGATATAAGCGCTTGTAGTAATGGTTTCCACTATTGTCTTCATCCCTTAGATGTATTTGGCTATTACCCTCCTGCATACATTGGAATGAATAAGTTCCATGAAGTTGAAGGAAGCGGGGATATGGATGTTGATACGGATGATACCAAAATTGCTTGCTCAAAAATCCACATAGGAGCAGAGTTAAGTATTAAAAGCATTGTTGATGCGGCAATCAAGTTCACTTTCAGCAAATGTAAGTGGGTAAAGGAAAAGATTGCTACCGGCTACCAAGGCGCTGCATCAGCTACCGGCTACCAAGGCGCTGCATCAGCTACCGGCAACCAAGGCGCTGCATCAGCTACCGGCAACCGAGGCGCTGCATCAGCTACCGGCAAAGAAAGCATAGCTCTTGCTGCCGGAAAGGATTGCAAGGCAAAGGGAGCATTAGGATGCTGGATTGTGCTTACAGAACGTGGAGAATGGGATGAGAACACTTATCCTATCATTTCAGTCAAAGCGTTCAAAGTAGACGGTAAGTCAATCAAAGAAGATACATTCTATACTTTAATAAATGGAGAAGCAGTGGAAATGAAATAGCAATTTCATTCCAGCCGCATCAAAGGTAGTGCTATTACCGTACTAAAAGCCGTGAGAGAAGCGAAGTGCGCACCGCTTCCCTTTAACCTTGTACGGGCGGTTTAAAAAAATATTTATGGAAAATAAAGTGAAACAGTCTTCAAAGAATAAAGAGGAAAACCTCTTGAACGAAGATAGAAAAGCCTCTAATAAAAGGCTGAAACAATATTCCGCTCGTATTTCATTGGGATATACAGAAAAGAGCCTGGAAGAAGAAAGAACCAACATCTGCCTTAGTCAAGGGCTACCAAGATATTGTTAAACTTAATATTATAAAATTATGCCAATCGTAAAAAAGAATGACGTTCTACCTGAACGTCCTGTTATTATTGTACTTTATGGAGTACCGGGAAGTGGGAAAACAAGTGTTGCTACAACAGCCGATACCCCCTTATTGATTGATTGCGACAGAGGCGCAGACCGAGCAGTACAGCGTTGTGATACTATAATGGCTAAAAACTGGAAAGACATAGATAGTGAGCGGGAAGCAATGAAAGAGTATAAAACAATTATAGTTGATACAGCCAAGTCTATGCTTGACGATTATTTGAGCCAATATGCCATTGAAAACAACTATAAGTTAAAAACAAATTCTTTAAAACGTTTCGGACAGATGGGCGAAGATTTCAAAGAGTTCGTCAATTTTCTTCGTTCAAATGGTTCTGATATTATATTTATCTGCCATGATAAAGAAACTGCAGATGGTGATGTGATAAAGCACTCTCCAGATTGTACCGGGCAATCAAAAGACCTTCTTGTTAGAATTGCAGACCAAGTTGGATATGTATTTATCCAAAATGGAAAACGCTGTATATCTTTTGCTCCGTTAGATAATTTTGTAGGGAAAAATGTTGCCGGGCTTGAAACTGTTACTATTCCTGATTATGGCACAACCCAATTTGATACTTGCATGTCTGACATTGTTTCAAAAGTCAAAATATCTATTCAAGGAAAAGGAGAAGCACAAGCAAAAGCCAACGAGCAGCTTGCAGCAATACGAGAGCAACTTGCGGCTGCAATTACTGATGAAGATATTATCTCATTGATGGAAGCAACCAAGACACTGCCTAAAATCATGCAATTACCGTTCTTCTCTGAAATGCAAAAAAATCTTGCTACAAAAGGATACGCATTCGACAAGGACAAAAAAATGTTTATTAAAGCATGAAACCACTTATTAGGGCAACACAACTGGAAGCATTCCGAAAATACATAGAACAAAGCGATTACGCCAGTTATGAGATAACTGAACAATCGGTTATTGACAGTATATCAGGTGCATTTGAAGGCAATACATATACGAGAATTGGAAAAGCTTTTCATAAAATAGTGGAAGAAGGTACACCGAAATGCGAAAAGGTTAAATCAGGTGAGCGTACCTTTCTTTATTACGGGAAAGAACAAAAGGAACAAATGCCAAGCGGACGAGCGTTTGACATTGAGGGAAACAAGATAATTCTTGACATACCACAATGTAAGGCCGCTCTTGCATACAGGAATGAACATCCTGATGCTTTTCATGAGATACGCCTTTATAAGGACTTTGGGAATGCTATTATAACAGGATGTGCCGATATGATAGATGGCGTAGAAATTAGGGATATTAAAACCAAATATTCTTATCCTATTGATGCCGATTACATAAATTCTTGCCAATGGAAATTTTATCTCCAATTATTCAATGCAGATATATTTCATTTTGATTTGTTCATATTTGAAGGATATGATAAAGAAAAGCATGGATATGATGTCAGAGGTATTCCGTTGAAACGTTATGGTCCTGCAATAACATGCTATCGCTACGATGGTATGGAGCAGGATAATTATAATCTGCTTCGCTCCTTTCTTGAATGGGCTGAATACAGAGATTTGACCAAGTATTTACTTAAAGAAACAATAGAATAGAAAATGAATTTAACCGGAAGCGTAAATTTGCTAAAGCTCGAAAAAGTGGGCATAGCAACAATTAAGAATAAGAAATGCGTTGTCATTCCTATAGAAGAAAACGACCTTTATGTAAGTATGGACGAGAACCTGAAAGCAAAAGCCGTCTATCTTAACGTTAATATTAATGAGCGTAGAGAGCCGAGCCAATACGGAAATACCCATTACTGCAAACAATACTTATCAAAGCAGTATAAGGATGCGAACAAGACAGAAGCAGAAGCCAAGTCAAAGGTTTACTTGGGAGACTTCAAGCCTTATGAGTTTGAGGGTTCCGGGAATGCTGCGGCTACGGTGGAAGCGCCAACCTTACAGACCGACGGGGAAGACGACCTTCCGTTCTGATGTGTAACCTATAAACATATAATATCATGCTGTACGAATTTAAGCTAAAAGTAAACAAGGTTAACGAGAAAGGCGATGAAAAGGAAGTCACCGAACATTACATAACCGATGATGAACTTTTCGGTCATGTGGAATTGAAAGGCAATGAGCTATACAACGGTGAGTGTGATGTTTTCGCAATCAGCCGGAGTAAGATACGTGAGATTGTCAATGAGAAGCAGGAAGATGAGTTCTTTTATAAGGTCACTCTTGTTGAGATTTTCGTAGACGAAAACGGGAAAGAAAAAGAGAACAAATATTATGTTCTAATAGCCGCAAAAGACATGGACGATGCCAACAGAAAGGCGGCGGAATACATGAAACAGGGGCTTCAAGACATGAAGCTGGACGCTATTGCAAAGACAAAGATTTTAGACTTGATATAATTAACCGAAAGCCCTCTGCTCACACAGAAGTCCCGTGAAAGGTTCGGGTTAAGTGATTTAATTTCAGCTAACAGTTAACTATCCCGGTGTGGCTTGACCGCCTATCCGGGAACTATTTGTTAACCTGCCTGTCCGGTCTGTGAAGATTGGGCGGGCAAAAATGGTGGTATGGCGGAACAACGAGAGACGCTAAAGTGAAGCTCTTATAGATAGGTTGGTAAGTCAATGTGTTACGGTTAGCCGTAAAAAAAATTCAAACCACTGAGTTAATAACGGGTAATGCCGAATAGACCGCAATGTCAATGAATAAACTACTTGGTGAAAGTCCAAGAAAAACTCCTATCATGCAGGTGCAAGTCCTGCTACCACCTCATAAATGTGAGCCACACGTAAATGGCATGGGTTAGTAATAATGGTTGTGCCCTGGAGAATACGCTTCGGGGCTTTAATAAAAAACATCATGGAAACAAAAGAAATTACCAAGACTATTTACACTGCAAATGACGGGAAAGAGTTCTTAACGAAAGAAGATTGCGAAAAGCATGAAAGGTTTGTTGAAGAAATACTTTCACGTATTAAGTATTTCTGTATCAGATGTAATCCTGACTTAACAGAAACAGGAAATTTCTCTCATAAAATATATGTGGCTGTGTTTTCTAAACATTACCTATATAAAGATATTGCATTTCAATGGGCTTTAAAGAAGTTTGGTACTTACTTAGGGGAAAGCGTAATGGGATATGGCTTCCAACCCCATTTTAATGTAAGTGAAGTTTCTAAAGAAGAATACGAAAACTGCCCACCTACTGAATGGGGAGGCTCGAAATTAGAAAGTGAGAAAATATTCCTTAGTCCCAAATCGGTAGAAGGATTTCCTGAAAACATTGACTACATGGAAGAATGGGGATTCAAATAAAAACTTGAATGAAACTTACAATAACCAAATCCGAAGGTGCAATCATTCAGAAGCTTATCGCAGACCGAAAGTCAGACATTCATAATATTGGAGGTGACAGCAAGCAGGCAGAGCGTCTAAGTAAGCTGAACAAGAAGATTGCAAGGCAGATAAAGAAACAATACAAGACATGAGTCCTTACGTAATAACTTCTGCGGTTCTTATTACTTATGACGGAAAGAAGATACCATTGGAAAACATAGAGAGTGAAATAATGACCCGACCTATCCAGTTGACTAAGGAGAGGATACTCGATGCTTTCTCCACGATGAAGGACAAGCCGGTGAATGTTGAACTTAAAATAAAGCATATATGATATGGAATATAAAGCTGCCATAAAAGGTAACGCCCCATCAAAGGCTAATTGCTACAAGATAGTAACCATTAACGGACACAGATGTTTGGCTAAGACTCCTGCATTAAAAAAATATGAGGAATCTTTTATTTGGCAAGCCGGACAATTGAGGGATTTAAATATAAATGAGCCATTTGAGTTTTATATTGACGTGTATTATCCGAGCAAACGAAGTGATTTGGATAATGTTTTGAAGTTGCAACTTGACGTGTTGCAACGCATAAAGTGTATCAAGAACGATAACAACTGCTGCCTTATCCATGCACGCAAATTCGTTGATAAGGACAATCCTCGTGTTGAGATTACTATCAAGACTTTGGATTAAAAAAATATAGTTTTCCTTTGGCATTTTGATTTGAGTGTGTATCTTTGCGGCGAACACGCCAAGTTCATGTATTAGACATAATTTGTAGTAGCTATTTTTTTTGTGGCTGCGCATTGCGTTTATATTGCAAAGATATAGAGGCTATCACTCACATGGGTTACTACGATTATGTAATAACTTGGACTTGGCGGTTCGTGAGGCGATAGCCTTTCTTATTTTAATAACTCAAATTTCATAACATGCCAAGTCCAATGAAATTGAGCAGCAATCGAAGTATAGTAAATTGTGGACTCACGTCTGCACACGACACGTGCACCCTTTCATTATCTTCTTCAACCGAAGAAATCAAACGCTATTTCAAAGCTATTTTAGAACTTTCAAAACTGAATGTTCCCTACCCTGTTAACCTTGATAGTTGCTGGATGCTTGCCTATTCAAGAAAAGATAATGCGACTAAAGAATTAACTAAAAACTTCATCCAAGACGTTGATTATCAAGTTTTGCGCCAAAAAGCGGAAAACCCAAAAGGCGGCAGACCAACAATAGAATACCACCTCTCCGTCTCCTGCTTAGAATACTTCATTGCCCGCAAAGTTCGCCCCGTATTTGACGTGTACCGTGAAGTCTTTCACAAGGTGAACGAGATTGTGCCAAAGGTTGTAAAATCAAGCGCAGCCGACAAGCGGAAAATCGCAAAGCTCGAAAAGGAACTGGAGTTTACGAAACAACTTCTCGAATGGACAAGATGGAGCGAACGCAGGGAGATTGAATTAAAATGCTCGTGCTTCTCTTTCCTCGTAAAGACGAAGCAGTACGATAAGTGGGCGGAATACAGAAGAACGGGGATAGTCAAGAAGTAACAACCATGATTGAAATACTTATCGTGTTTGGTAGTCTTTTATCGGGCTACCTCACTTTCCGAAAAAAGGGAGAGAAACTTTTCTATTGAGCAAAATCTAAAAAATTAAATATTATGAATACTTCAATTATTAAATTCGATTACAACGGAAATATAATTCCTTTTGAGAAAGGGAGTGATGTTATGGTAAACCTTACGGCTATGGCGAAAGCCTATCCCGATAAGAATTTATCCACAATTGTTAACTCGCAGGAAATCAGCGATTATTGCACATCACTTTCCAAACTAAAAAATTTTAGTTTGGCTGATTTACTGATAGTTAAGAGAGGTGGAGATAATCCAGGCACTTGGGCACACCGTCTTGTCGCTATTCGTGTTGCACAAAAACTAAATTCCGATTTAGCGGTATGGGTGGATATGAGAGTAGATGAGCTTCTTAAATACGGTATGACCGCCACGCAGCCAACTTTGGAGCAGATGATAAACAACCCCGACCTTGTTATCAGCCTTGCCACGCAGTTAAAGAATGAGCGTGAGGAAAAGCAAAGAATGGCTTGCGAAAATCAAATTCTCAAAGAACAGAACAAAAATATAATTGAAGAAACCAAACCTGCTGTAACCTTTACAAACGCATTTAGTGGAGCGGAAAGTTCATGCCTTATCGGAGAGCTTGCAAAATTAATTGCGCAGAATGGATACGATATAGGCGAAAAGAGATTGTTTGCATGGATGCGTAAAAACGGATATTTGGGCAAGCATGGAGAAAGATATAACGTGCCAAATCAGAAATACATAGAACAAGGGTTGTTTGTAATCAAAAAAGGCGTACGCTCTGGAAGTAATGGCGTTTTACATACGACATTGACTACAAAAGTTAGTGGCAAAGGACAAGTTTACTTCGTGAACAAATTTCTTAATACCATATAGAAAGTAATAATATGAAAACAATAAAGCAGCAATCAGAAGAGTATGCGTTGAAATATCCTTCCGAAATCCGAAATGAAATAGCGAAAGCATGGATAGACGGGAGAAACTCAATAAGGAAGAAAGAGGTACTTGACCTCTATTTCGTAGAGGAAGAATACAAGGATATATTCATATACTGGCTCAACTACAAAAAAGAGAGGGGGCAGCCATACAAGCAGACCGGAGCAGAGGCATGTTACCGGAAGCTATTAACTCTTTCGGGAGGTGACAAACAGATGATGATTGCAATAATAGAGCAAAGCATGAGTAATAATTACCAAGGGTTATTTCCACTAAAAGACAATGGGAACAGAAATCACACTAACAAGCAAGGAAATAGCGGTTCTATCTTCCAGGCAGCTGATTGCTATCTGCAAGAACATCAGTAATGAGATAACTTCCATAAGCCAAGCGATAAACGCACCTCCCATACAATTATCACAATGGAGGAAAGATAACGAAACCTGCATAAAGGCGGTTCTTGTAAAGTTCATAGAAGGTACTCTGTTGTTTTACGGCCGTAGCCGCGAGGATATGAATGACTATCAAGTAGCATCCATTGTAAGCTCTATTCTTGACAAGTATTATTATTTCAGAATTGAGGACGTTTGCCTTTGTTTTAAACGGGCAAGGGAAAACTCATCATACGGTGGATTTTACGGCAAAATAGACGGTTCTGTCATCATGAGCTGGTTTGCCACTTACGATAAGGAGCGGGATGAAGTGATACACTCAATGCCGGAAGAAAAAATTAATGTTTTTACTGGAGAAGAGTATAGCCGAGAAGAGTACATTGAGATGTTGAAAGCTAAGATAGCCGGTGGAGACCTGTACGCAAACGAAGCATTGCGGCGTGTTGGTACATTCGAGCGTATAATGTTTGATAGACGTGGAGAGTACGCCAGTTACAAGTATTGGCGAAAGCATAAATTTGACAATAAAGTATGAGACTTACAATATGTTGGACGACAAGAGGCAGGCAAAGACGCTTTTACTATGATATATGCAAAAAGTTTGGCATATCGGATTACATGAGTGTTAATCATGAGACGCCATGCGATATAAGGGATGAAGATATGGAACTGTTGAAGGAATGCGAAAAACGAGGGTTTATCCAAATAAGAAACAAACGGTAAATAATCATGGACATAGAGATTGAAAAGAAAATCGAACAATTGGAGTGGCAGCGTGACAATGCAATGCGCATACGCTGCCCGTTGGTGGCAAGGAAGTATCAGCGCATGATTGATGAGCTTGCAACAGAGAGCAGAAACAAGAATATGAACAAGGCAGAACACGCAAGGCAATGACTACCGACACGGCAAATCAGATAATCAGCAAGTATGAGAGCCTTGTAGTTCTGTGCACCTACAACATACTGCTCACGAACGACATCTGTTGCGGGTAGGTTATCGAGTGCCTGCATGCAATGAAGAGAACGCCTTATTACAAACAGGCATTCAAGCGGTATTTGAATGATGCCGATAAGGCAAGAAAGGAATACGAGCGTACTGTAAACAGCGTTATCGGTTCAGACCGGAGCGAGTTTTTCGCCGACTGCAACGACAAGTATACGGAAGAAGTGAACAAGCACGTGGATATGTTGTATTGGCAATTCAAGCAGGTTCTTGACGATAACGGCATATCCCATTCCGCAGAGATTGCAAGGTTCGAACTTGCAAGGACATTGTGTGATTACGCCTGCATCCAGTTTGACGAAAGGATTAAAGAGCTTCGGAAGAAAGATACACGGTTCAACGGGTTCACGTTGGAATATTTGAAGCTTTCAAATGTGGCAAGGGTGATGAACCTTGCTTCCGACTGTTTGAAAATCGGGAAAACGGTCAATATGAACACAGAGCGGTGTACAGCAGCATTTGATGTGCTGGTAAGAAAGCTGTCGGATGCGGATAATATTGCCAACGCGATAAAAGTTTAGCGAGATGAAACCTATTTATAACCTTATAACCCTCCTCATGGACTGGCTTTCGGTAGAGGTCGGAGTGGATGAAGAGTGGTTCTGAATTATGGAAATGAAGAAAAGCGAATTGACACACGGCTCTCTGTTCAGCGGCATCGGTGGCCCGGAAATAGCTGCCGAGATAATGGGCTGGAAAAAACGTGTTCCATTGTGAAATAAACCCGTTCGGGAGAAAAATACTTGATTATTGGTTCCCAAACAGCAAAAGTTATGAAGACATCACGAAAACAGATTTTACAGAGTGGCGTGGAAAAATCAATGTCCTCACCGGAGGTTTCCCCTGCCAGCCTTTTTCTTGCGCCGGACAGCGAAAGGGAGCGGAAGATGACCGCTACCTCTGGCCGGAAATGCTACGAGCGATACGGGAGATTCAGCCCGATTGGGTTGTTGGTGAAAACGTTGCTGGAATCCTCTCGATGGTACAACCCGGTAGTGAAACTGCGTTGGGACGTGAAGAATCTCTATTCGGAGAGGTTGACCGAAAAAGAATATTGCATCGGCAGGAATACGTCGTCGAAACAGTGTGTAACAACCTTGAACGTGAAGGATATTCCGTCCAACCGGTTGTTATTCCGGCTTGTGCCGTCGGAGCGCCGCACAGAAGAGACCGTGTCTTCTTTATTGCAAGAAGAATACAAGACAATAACAACAACATCGGGGGTGGATATACTTGTAGATTCGGAAGATTTTCCGTTTTTGAATCAATGGAAATGGAAGATAAACAATTCAGGGTATGTTTACAGAACAATCAGAGCGAAAGAAGATGGAAAGAAATGGAAGACTATCTTGATGCACAGATTGATTTGCTGTCCGAAGGAAAACGAGGAAGTAGACCATATCAACAGATGCAAAACGGACAACAGGAAGCAAAATCTTCGGATATTATCTCATTGGGAAAATCTTCACAATCGGAAGAAAGGTTCAGGAGTAAGGAAACCGAAGGGGCGGAACAAATGGCATGCGATAATCTATGTGAACAGGAAAAGGATTCACTTCGGATTTTTCGATACAAAAGAGGAGGCGATGAATGCAAGGTTGAATGCGGAGAGAAAATTGTTGCCCACCGTGCAGACGCAGGGGTTGAAGGTATGCAACGAAAATGGGAAGAAAACATTCTATCCGGTAGAACTGCTTCCGACACCGACAGCCATAGATGGAGGAACGGGAAGAATCAACAAGTCACTATCGCCGAACGCAAAGGAACGGCCAACATTGGCACTTTCCGCGAAGATGGGACTTCTTCCTACTCCCAATGCTCGGGAAGCGGACAAATATACAAAGAAGTACAATCCGAACAGCCAAATGGGCACAACTTTGACAGCAATGGCTATGAATGGGATGCCACCAACTCCAACAGCGAGAAGCTACAAGAATGGCTCAAAACCGGAAGACGGTCGAACGAAGCGGAAAATAGAGCAAGGATTGACAATGGAATTGAACGATTTGGCAGCTTGCGGTATGCTCCCTATTCCTACAACAAACGATTACAAGGGTGCATCAACTTTGGAAGCGTTGGAAAAGAGAAGAAGAAATCCAGCCACGAACAGTTTAGCGGATCGCTTTTCCCAGACTGGCAAAACTTCCCAACTCAATCCCCTGTTTGTAGCCGAGATGATGGGATTTCCACCAGATTGGACGGTATTGCCTTTTCAAAGTGGCGGCAGGAATCGATAAAGGCATACGGCAATGCGATTTTACCACAAGTAATGTATGAGATATTCCTGGCAATAGAATCTATAGAAAAAGGCAAATAGTATGAACATCCATCAGACAGTCCCCCGCTCCGATTGCACCTCTTTCGCGAAATGTGGCAAGCATTCCCTTGCCTATTGCCGGAAGTACGGTGCATCCGAATGCGGTCTGTGCGAGATAGTGAAGCGGAAACCGAGGAACCGGGTGATGGTGGACGGTGTAGAACGCAAGGTATGTAGCCGCTGCAAAAGACCGCTTCTACTATTCTGCTTCTATGACAGGACAATCTATCGCAACGGAAAGGTGTATCACATCAAGACATCATGGTGCAAAATGTGTGTTTCGGAAGACAATCGGGAACGGAATAAAAGGAAGGAAAACAAATGAATATAAAGAAAATAAAGGAACATAACCCTCAATCCTTTTTAGACGATTTGAAACGGGTAAGAGAAATCATGGTCTATGCAGCGCATACCAACTCCTACTATAAGATTCTTAAACACGAATTGTTGAGAGATGCGGAAGAGAAAGCCATCACGTACTATATAACGGATTCTATATTCGCCAGAAAGCGTGATGTCATGGTAATAATTTAATCGAGAAAAATATGAAACAGACAGTAGAAGAAGCAGCCCGCACTCATTGGAGTGAAAGTACATATAATAAAGATGCAGAGCTTGCCTATGATGAAAGAGACAGTATAGCTATCAAGGCATTGGCAAAATCGGTTGCATTACGGGCTTTTAAGAAAGGTGCCGAATGGCAGGCAAAGCAATCTCCGTGGATAAGCGTTGAGGACAAGGCTGGTTGTGACACATCTGGCGATTGTATTGTAATGGTTATGAATGGTGATATATTCAAAGCGTATTTTTCATCTGAAAACAAATGGATGAAAAGTAATGGCGGCTATTATGATGAAGTGATAGATGATGTTGTTGCATGGTTTCCCATCCCCTCTTTCGATGAGACACTCGAAGTCAACAAGGATGTACTGGAACGGATTAAAGAGAAAGAAGACTGAATTATGGATAAACAAACCAACAATATTTGCTGTGAAAAATGCAAGCATTATCTCCATGTGGTAGATAGAGAGAACCGTTCTCGCGGATATGTATGTGCTTTATGGCTGGACGGGATAGCTGGTAGTTTGGACTGGTTCTATCCGGATGTGAAATGTTTCGAGAAAAATACAAGAGATGGAAAAGTACAGAATTAAGACACATGGAGTATATGGCCATATTTTTGACGTTCAAGTGAAAAAATGGTATGGCTGGGTACTTGTTAAGAGGTTTAAGGCGGATGTGAGTTCTAACGACACGATGATAGACAATATTTATTACTGTGAAATACTATCCAAGGAACTTTTGGAAAAATTGGAGGAGGAATTATGAAATCAAAACAAGTATTATCAGTCGAACAGATGGAACATTTGCAGGAGCTTGGGTTGGATACAAGCGATGGAAGCATGTGTTTCGAGTGGAATGAATCAGATGCAGACAACATGGTTGTAACCTCTCCGGATGCCGATACGAATTACGACTATTATCATGAAACTTACACTTTGCAGGACATTCTCGATAAGCTGCCGCGATACATAAATGTCTTCTGTATAACGTATAAGCTGTGCGTTAAGCCTCTTTTTGCTTGTCCTTGGGCTATAAGTTATCAAAAAAGCATGTCTGAACCATTCATCGTTAAAGTTTCCGGAAATCTATTGGATGCAGCCTACGAGATGCTGTGCTGGTGTATTAAAAACGGATATGTTGAAAAGGAGGGTAAATAATGAAAGCGAGAATAAAAGAGACTGGAGAGATTGTAGAGGTTGAAGGCTTATTCGACGTTGGGACTGCCTTAGTGAAAGGTAGGTATTTCAAAGTGTCAGAACTCGACTTCTTTGATAATTTTGAAACTATTGATTGGGAGCAAAGGCGTTATGAATTGGCAAAATCCGCTATGCAAGGGTATTGTATTGCTTTAGGAATAAACGATGACAGTGAAACTTATGATGATATTGCAATAGGTTCCTTGAGAGCAGCCGATGCACTAATAAAGAAATTGAAAGGGAAATAACCATGGAAATAAAGAACGGAATAATAATAGACGGAGTGCTGCATGAAGCGGTGCAAGATTATGTTCATTGCGCCTTATGTTCTCTATACGAGAAATGCGCAGAGGTGGACTACGCAGCATGTATGACCGATTTGTTTAGCTATGGCGGTTTTATCAATCGTGGCAAAGTAACAGATATTAAGATAGATAAGGAGGAATGACTATGGGATTTACAACACCGTGCTTTATAAGAAAAAGTACACCGGAGCTTCGGAAGAAGTTGGAGGAGTTGGGATATAGATTATTTGGGGCGGAACTTAACGAAGATTTATGTATTTTCACTGAACCCGAATACAGTCTATATAGTGTTGAGTTTTTCAGTAACATTCCACATCCTGACGAAACCGATAGTGTTGATTGCGGAACCAACGAAGAGCTTTTATTGGCTATTGCTGCATTAAGGGATGATACAGATAAGTTTCAATGGTTTACCGATGGAAATAAATGGATTTTGTGTCCTGAAATCAAGTTCTCTACCTATTGGGCTTACAATGATGTTGACATTAACACAGATACCATTCACAAGGCTACCGTAAACGAACTGATTGAACACTTTAAAGTATGAAGAAAATAATTATCCTTTTGGCAACAGTTGCACTATTCGGGTGCAATAACTCTGGAGAATACCCTATAGAACACCGTACAATTGAGGGAAGCGTGACTTATCTCAATGATAGTATAGTGATTATCTGTACCCATAAAAAGGGGCTTGACAACTACGAAACGAAGATTATTAATTTGAAAAGACAATAGCTATGACCGAAGAACTCGTAACATTAGAGACAGCGAAGCTGCTGAAAGATAAGGGCTTCAATTGGAAGTGTGAACACATAATAGACCGCAATAAGGTTATTACAAAATATGACCTTCCGCAAAGTATGTCGTGTTGTACGGAAATAGATGACGAACCTATTGAATTTTTGTGTCCAGTGTTGTATGTTGCTCAAAAGTGGCTGCGTGAAACCAAGAAGCTACACGTTGAAGTATCCTATATGTATGGAGACTATTGGATATATGATATACTAACAATACCGAACCATGATTTAGTGGGATTATCCGACAGGCCTTTGGTGCATTATAAAAGCTACGAGGAAGCACTTGAAGCCGGAATACAAGAAACTTTAAAACTTATATGAGAATGGACCCTGTTGTAAATGATGCTTATAGGCTTAGAAAACTTTTAGAAAAAGCAACGGGGCTAAAAGTATATAAGTCGGAACTAATAGCCAACTATTTTAATGGCTATCTAAGTATAGTACAAGAGTATAAGAATGAAACCAATCCGCACATTACAGTAGCACAAGGTAGCTGGTCGATAGAAAACGGTGGGGAGTATAAAATTTCACTCTATACACCTACAATCGTTATTAAAGGCAAGAGGATACTTAATACTCGTTTTGTAAAAGATGTAGCCTATAAGATAGTGGAAGCATTAAATGATGAATTTGGGGAAGATAATTGGAATACGTGCAATGAGGAGCAAAAGTGTTGGCTTCCCATGTCTCGAAACTCGTTCTATTTACAAATCCCAAATTTTGAGAAATATTAAAACTTATATGATTATGAACAAAGGAATTTACACAAAAGAAAATGTAGGTAATGGTGTATTCATCTTTACCGCCAACAAGAGTTTTGTAGAACCTAAATTTGGGGGACTGCATGAAGAAAACGAACAGGCACAATGTGCAGTTATTATCCATGATGGCAATGCTTTATTCTTCTATCCGGAAGATATGGATAATAATACCCATATTCTTCTTGATTGGGAGAAAGAGCAAACAGGGAAGATATATCCAACTACAGAAGAAGGCATGAAGGATACTGATGGAATAGGTAATACCAAAGCATTAGCTGCATCCGGAAGCGAAATTGCTGAGAAAGTCATAGCATTGGACTTATGTGGATTAAGTTGGCACATTCCGACACTACAAGAGAGTGTCTTAGGGTATGAACATAAGGTTATGCTGAATACAGCCTTAGCTATCTGCGGAAAACAACCAGTGAAAGATGACTGGTATTGGTGCTCTACGAGAAAAGGAAACAAACGCAATTTTGTTCTCGATTGGTTCAATGGTAGTTGGTTCAACGGCAGTCAGGACTTTGACAGTTGGGTTCGCCCCGTGTCCGCTATCTCTCTTAATTCACTTTAACCTTATAAAAGAAAGATACAATGAAGAAGATAATGTTCAACAATAAATACGGCTTAACGCAGGCTGTATTGGATGGTCGGAAGACGCAGACAAGAAGAATCATTAAGTGTCCGAAAGCATATCAAGAAAATCCTGCTGGATGTTTTAGGATTACTGAATCAGATGATGTTAGCCCCCTTTTTGAGATTCTTGTATATGATAAGGACTGTAATGACTTTGTTCCAATGTTTATTCAGCCGAAGTACAAGGTTGGTGGAGTTTTTGCCATTGCACAATGTTATGAAAGTTTAGGGATGAATCCCGAAATTGCACTTAATGATAGGGACGGAATAGGATTTTATACTAAAACTAAATTCGCACCCGGTTGGAAAAATAAAATGTTTGTCCGCGCTGACCTCATGCCCCATCATATCCGCATTACCAACATCAAGATAGAACGGTTGCAAGGCATTTCCGATGAAGATTGCTTTAAGGAAGGAATTTTTAAATGGGATGCTGGACAAAAGGATATTCCTTTTTATTCATTCCATTACGCAGATATACCCGACTACAATGATCCTCGTGACGCATTCGCAGAACTGATAGATAAAGTCTCCGGCAAAGGTACATGGGCATCCGATCCTTATGTTTTCGTATATGAATTTGAACTGATTGATTAAAAACGAGAAAAGATATTGATTATGAAACGTGAAATAAAATTCAGAGGAAAAAGCACTGATACGGGGAAATGGATATATGGATTTCTCTCTTTTTTCTATACTGCCGGAAGGGACGAAAACGGACTTATCCTCACAGACAAGGCAAAGATATATTCTCCGGAAGACTGCCGGTGCGATGACGTATGGGCTGAAACTGTTGGTCAGTTCACGGGAGTTAAATACAATGATAGAGAAATATATGAGCATGATTTGGTTGAATGCGCTGGTGTACTATGTGAAGTAGTGTATAGTGATAAAATCGGTTCTTTTGTGCTATTAGAAGTTCTGTCTCAAAATCTTGGAAATAAGCCAATAGGACAAATGATAGATATGTTCGGGATTAGATATGTAGGTAATATTTACGACAGCCCGGAGTTATTGAAATAAAACAACCATGAGTAAATACATGAATTGGGAACTCTACGATAAACCACCTGAGGGTTTCTCCATTGACAAGCATACTGGTTCTCCTTTGACCGGATACGACTTTTACACAAACGGGAAAAGCGTCTTAAACGGAGGAGTAAGAATTCTTGTAAAAGCTATGAATGTTCATGTTAACGACATAACAGATAACCATCACCCCGTGAAAAAATCTATCCCCAATAGCAAAGAACCTAAACAAGACCCGATGATTAACCGTAATGTGCGCCAACGGGTAAATGTCTTTGCACGCGAGAGGTTTAAAGTAAAGCTACTACAAGAAATAGAATTTGATTTAATGGTGTGTCAACTCGAAGGCTGGAGTATGGGAAGCTACGTCAATGAGCTTAAGCAATTGATTGATGATGTTTATCGGAGAATGGTTAAGACAAAGAAAAGGAATAGCAAGACTATCAGTAACCCAAAACTTGAATTTAAAGATGAATGAATTATATATACCTCCACAGCGATTAAACCGCAACCCTATTAACGGGCGGTTTTTAAAAGGAAGTATCCCTCATAACAAGGGGAAGAAATGGGATGATTACATCCCTTCGCATAAAAGGGAAAGTATGATTAAAGGATTAGCTTTAGGGAGAACGGGAAACCCTAATATAGCGGGCTGCAATGCAAAGAAAGTAGTAGCCATAAAGAGCGGACGGTTACAAGGTGTTTTCCAGTCCTCTAACGATGCGGAACGAAAGACTGGCATTTGCGCCCGTAATATCAGGAATTGCTGTTCCGGAAAGCGTAAACACGCTGGCGGCTATCAATGGTTTTGGGAAAGCGATAATAGTTGGTGTGAATTAATTATAAATGAATAATATAACCATGAGTAAATTAGAGCACATCGCCACAATTGATTACTGCTACTGGAGATTAAACAAGCTCAAAGAACAGCTTTCCAAGCCTAAATCGACTATAGAGCAGTTGGTTGATAAAGTCTGCGGTTATAATGAAGTGGAAGAAGTGAAAAAGGAAGCTATAACCCTTTTGGAACAGATTGTTGAAAGTAAAAAGGCTATCGGTGTGAATTATTCGGGAGATAGCAAGTTCCTTGATAAATTAAAGAACAAAGAAACACATGAGTAAACTATACAAAGTAACCCTCTTCGGTAAATCATTCATTATAGGATGGTTCAGCCATGCGGACAAGTGGTATCATAAATTTAGTATAATATATTGAACCAATGAGAAGAGCAGACAGAATAATCAGAGACAAGTGTAAGGACGATATATCTAAGGCTGGCTAAGTATGGACTTACAAAAGTTAAATGCAGATAACATGAAAGAGAATAATATTTTAAACAAAGAGATTTATACAGAGGCTATGATAGCAGCCTCTAAGGTTGATTTCCTTGAGAGCAAGGAAGAGATTAAGATGTATGCTACTTCGCTGTATAACGCGATGATATGGGGTAGAAAAGTAAAATATTAAGTTTTTTATTTGGTGTTATAGAAATTAGAGGTATATTTGCAGCGTTCAACTTTTATCCAAAGGCAAGCGGAAGCCTGCCATAAGCGGGCATTTTTTATGCTTGCGAGTTTGACGCTACAATATAGTGGCTGCCACCCCCATAGGTATAGTTAATGCTATATCTGCCTTTGGATAGGTTGAACAATGGGACAGGGCAGCCTTTTTCTTTGCCCTATCCGAAAAGCCGGATATGGGCAGGCTACCAGCCCTATAATGCCAATAAAGTTCAATAAATCTATGGCACAGTTAAATGGAAATTACTTAAACGGCACAAACATTGCTGTATTGGGTACGTCTGCTCACGAAACGAGCGAAATTATGGTTTACGAACACCCTCTATTCGGTAAAGTTCGCATGTTTATAAAAAATGAAAAGGCTTGGTTTTGCGGAATGGATATTGCAACCTCTTTGCAGTATTCAAATACGCGTGACGCTATCGCAAGACACTGTAAATCACAGGGCGTCGTGATTCACGACGTCATAGATTCAATGGGAAGAACACAGCAAATGAAGTTTATCAGCGAAGGTAACATCTACCGGCTAACCGCCAAAAGCCAAATGCCGAAAGCTGATGAGTTTGAGAGTTGGATATTTGATGATGTTGTCCCGTCAGTAATTAATACCGGGAGCTATTCTCTCCAACCCCAACTTCCAAATTTCAATAATCCGGCAGAGTCTGCGCGGGCATGGGCGGACCAATACGAGAAGAACCAAATGCTTTCTTTAGAAGTAAAGAAGAAAGAAGAGGAAAAACAGGCTATCATAGAGGAAACAAAACCAGCTGTAATATTCAAAGACTGCGTGACTGGCTCAGCTACAAACATTCTTGTAGGAGACCTCGCAAAACTCATTACCCAAAACGGATATAACATCGGAGAAATAAGGCTTTACGACTGGATGGTAGAGAACAAATACCTTATCAGAAAGCAAAGATACAGCAAGTCGAAGGATAAATACATAAATGACTATATGCCCACACAGCGGGCTATCGAAATGGGATTGTTCTTTGTAAGGGAAAGACCCATAGTGTCAGGTGATAGTCCCATATTCATAAAACATACATGTTATGTGACCGGGAGAGGACAAGTATATTTCTTGAATAAGTTTAAAACATTAATAGGAGCATAATTATGAAAAGAGATGCAAGAACTCCGTTTTATGACATTATGTGCAGGGTAGAAGAAGATTGTACCTTAGCTATCTATTTTAATAAAGTTATTAACGAACTCGATATAGTAAAGATATTATTTGCTCCAAAAACATTTGAAGATACCAAGGAAGAAAATAGAGACTTTGCTGAACGGTTTTATCAGAGTTGTTTATGGGAACTGTGGTTTTATCGCTCTTTATCAAGGCTTCATGAATGGGATGATACCCTCAATAAATACTTTTCTGAATACGAAGGGAAGTGGAAATTTTATGCTTGTTCAAAAAGGATTGAATCTATCAACGAATATGGAGGTGAAGAATCAGATTACAATGAGGACGGCAGCATAAGAACTTTAAACCTAACCGAAGATGATTTGAGACATCATACAGCTCTTGGTGAAATGGTGCAAGATGATTGGAGGGATATTGTGCAAGAAACTACCTGTGCCGATTTACAGTACATGATTTCTTGTTTGAAAACTCATGCAAGTTTTTCTTTATCCGATGCTTTTAAGGAATGTTTCGGAAAAGAAATTGCTACTTATAAGCAAGATGAAAACGGCAATATGGTTCCAATGAGTTTTGCGGATAAGGCTATGGATAAGGCAGTAGAGCAATATACGGCTGACGGAATGGCTATTGGTATTACATTGGTTTGCGAATTTATCCAACGCATAATCAGGGATATTAGGGCAATGGATAAGTTCAGTGACAATAGAGACAAACTTATCCAAATACACAAGGACGTAAGAAATATCCTTGATTTTAACCTCGATGAAGTTTCCTATGTAGAGGAAATGCTCGAAGAGGAACGTAAAAACAAATAACATCAAGCTTTGCTCGCTTTATAAACGAGGTGGGCAAGCTTTATTCAATTCGTTCCCAAACTACAAAATTATAGTTTGGCTGATTTACAACGAATTGCATTTTAAATAAAAGACTAAACAAATATTCATCATGGAAAGAAATACAACACCCGCTAAGAAGAAATACGACCTTAGCGCAATAGACGAATTATTCAAACATAGCATAACACCCGAAGAACTTAGAGGGGAGCTTATCGAACTGGTGTTTGATTACGCACAATACGTAGAAGAAGGCGCTACCGACTTGTTCAAATGTCACATGGGTACGCTATATGTGCTATATAAGGCTTTAGAGGATGTAAAAGAATTAGAGACACCAAGCTAATGCCCTCGCCAAAACGGCAAGCGGTATAACCCAATGGAGAACCCGTTCAAAGCGTTCTAAACGTTCCATTGGATAACCCGGAAAAGGCGGCAATAGTCCATGTAAAGGACATTGTCCGCCAATTCAAGCAGTTCATCTATGTAATCCCTTTTTCGCATCACGTTCAAGTTTTCTACGTTGTTGGCGGTTTATACCATTTGCTATGGCAAGGCTGTTCAGCGTCTCTTTCTGTTCGGGAGAAAGCATGTTATATACTTCTTCCCGTGATTTGCCTGATAAAATGGCTTGTACTATTTTCCACATAAGCTACGTCTACAATGTTCACACAAAAATTTCTTCGCTACCGGGAACATCTTCTGTCCCACATATCCGCTAAGGTACTGCGCCTCTTCCCCGTATGGGTCGATGCCGAACGCCCGTGAGATATGCCGGCATAGATGCCCCTTTTCATGGTCGAAAGAGTTTTGAAACTCTGCCGGGGAAGAGGTAAGGGCTATAACCATTACGGTCTGTCTGTTCCGGATATTGGAGTAAGTGATACCCGTATTCAGATTGCAGGAGCGCATGTTCTTATAGGCATTCACCAAATCCATCCCCCTGCATCCTACCCGCTGAAGGTCGGCGATGATATGGTCGGTATAATAGCAGTCCACCGCATAATATACCCTTACTTCCCAATCATAATCCGGTATGTAAAATTCCTGTATTATCATAGGCTACATCATCTGTTCCCACATGATAGGATTGCCGGAGCCTATGCAGTCGGCATAGAACCGAGTGAAAGGCATTCCATTGTAAGCGTCCACATCATCTATGTAATCCTTAATGAACAATGCGAGATGGGCTTCGTCAGTGATAGAACTTTTGTAGTAATCCGACTTCGCCATGTTTGCCACGTAAACGCTGTCGTACCCTGCATCCTTCTCCAGGTTTACACTGTACTTTTTCAGAAGCTCCTCTACCTGCTCTTTGCTGATTGGCTCCAGCTTTTCTTCTTTACCCGTAGATTTATTTTCCATCTTCATGCGGGAAACAGCCCATAGGCACATCTTCTTGCTGAAATGCCATCCGTACTGGCTGAGATAGTCAGCCATTGCAGGCGGTATTCTGTCGTATGTATCTAATCTTTGTTTCATATTTTCCTGATTTTAAGTGATTGGCAAAAGAGGGGAATAATCCCCTCTCCATTACATGAACTCTCCGTTGGCGCGTCTGCGTCTGCGTTCGCCCATATCATCACCGTAAGGCTGTGAATCGCGGCGTTCGTTGTAAACCGGATATTCCGGGAAGTAACCCGGCATACGGCGTTCGCCCATATCTGAGCCGCCGCTATAGCTTCCACCGCGTGAACCACCGCTGTTACGATAGCCCATTTCACCGCCCTGCATTTCACGCATGGCTTTCTCGTAACCATGACGGCAACCCTCTCTATAGGCTTCTTCCATAGGATTACCGCCTCTCATACCGAAGTCACGGTCATATTCTCCGCGTCCTTCTTCCAATATTTCCCACATTCCCATATTATTTCTTTGTTTTAGATGTTTCAGCAACTCCGAGCTGTTCCATAAGCCGTTTGTTCAATTCCATAAGGTCGGACATGTTCTTGCTCATTTCCGCCATTTGCCCTTTCAGAGATGATATTTCCTGCTCCTGACGTTGTTTCTCTGCAAATTCGGGGTTCAAGAGCGTCAGCATCTTGTCACATCCCGCAATGACGGAATTGTGGAAGTCCATGCTATTGATAATGTCTATGCTTTTCTGCTTCATAGAAGCAACCTCGTTGTTCATCGCATCACGAGAGCATGACACTACGATATTGCCGTTCTGTCCGAAGTCGGCTATATCCATGCCGGCAGGTAGATTTTGGAAAGTCGTGTTCTGCCCGTTGATACAGACAACGACATCCACAACCATTTCCATTTGGGGTAACTGTCCCATAGGGGATGCCATAGGATATTTCGGCTTGGGAGCGGAAACGCTGACTACCGGACCGTATTCGATAAACGGGTTAGCATCCTTATGAAGTATATACAACTGGTTATTGGTACGAAGTGATTGAAACATATTGGTTTGATTTTAAAGGGGTGTGGCTATTTCCATTTTGGAAACAACCACAAAGCCCCATGTTAACTACTTGCTCTTTTGAGCGGTTGCTTCTGCTGTCGGAGTCGGTGCCGATGCGGTTGTCGGACGATACCCACCGTTAACAAGGAACAGTTCGTTGGTGTACTTGTTATAGTGAATTTCGTAGATACCCGTTCCGGCAAGGTTGCCGACAGTCACCGGCTCATTGTTGTAAGCCAGCAACGGTCTTGTATCCCCGTTAGTCCCTATCAGTATCGGGAGTGTAGCAGTCGTGCCGGCTGGTATCGCCTGGCGGAGACTGACATAGAAACCGCCTACATAGCTTCTGTTACGGAACGCATGGTTAGGAAGCTCCAAAGTCACGTTCTCCGTGCCGACCGTTACGGCTACCGTAGGAAGGGTATTGAAATTAGCCCTTCCAATAGTAGGGAACAAGAAAGGAAATCCTGTAAAAAAGTTAGGCCACATAATTACCCCCTTTCTTACCGGAATTAACCCCAGTAGTTGTTACAACCACAACCGCCACGTCCATACATTGCATCACCGGCGTAAGCACCAAAAGCCGCAGCACGGAAACAATCTGTGTTGATGGCTTGAATATTAGGGTAAACAACCGGAACGGTGTTAGGCATCTTGCATTTTATTCCATCGACATCGGACTGCAATGCCTGCAAGCCTGCTGCCAAAGGAGCAATCTGTTGTCCTACTGAATTCAGGATAGTAGCATTCTGGTTACGTTGGGAGATTTCAGCAGTCAAAGTGGCTTTTTCTGCTGTAAGAGCCGCAATCTTGTCCTGCAATGCCTGGTTCTGCATGGCGTCCAGCTTTGCAAGGATAGCATTGGTATTGGCGGTCGCACCGTCACGCAATGAAAGTGCATTCTGATTGGCTGTGTTGACAAGCGCGTTGGTCTGATTGCACATCGCAAGCTGGTTCTCATAGCCCATCGTGGTAATGGCGTTCTGAGTCCTGCAGCAGCAATCTGCAATCTGAGTAAGAACAGCCTGATTTCCGGACTGGAATGCGTTGATGATTTGCTGGCTTGACATGCCCACCTGATTGCCCACATTGGCGATAAGTCCCTGGATGTTGCACAGGGCGCTCTGTAACTGTTGGGTAGAGCAGTTCAAAGAAGAAGCAAGCTGGTTGATGGCATTGCCATTGCCCTGAATGGCTGACATCAGGTATTCACGACCGACATCACCGTTAAGCTCGGCAGGCAGACCGCCACCATTGCCAAAGCGGTTGCCAAAGCCGTTGCCGCCCCAACAGAACCACAAAAGGATAATCCAGATGAACCACCACGAGCCGCCCCATTGGTCTTGGCTGCCACGTCCCTGGTTCAGTAAAGCGAGAAGTCCGGGGTCTACACCCTTGCTTCCCATCAAGTTGGGCAACATAGCCATGATGTCGAATTTGCTTCCGCCACCATTTCCGTTGTTCCCGTCTTGATTGAAGACATACGTTCTTTCCATAGAGATTTATATTTTGTATTACGGTCAAAATCAACCGCATCACAAAAGTATAAATACCGATACTGCCATGAAATCAGTTGTTTCCCAACGCTTTCCTAATGTTTTCCCAATATATTCTCAACATTTTCCCGCCTTCCATACGTTCCTGGAAATTGGAAATCATGTAGTTTATCGCGCGTTTGGTTTTGTGGATTTTAGGAGCTATCTGCGAAGGATACATTCCCCTTTCGACAAGCAACTGTACAAGCAAATAGCGGGCGTCTACGGTTTCCGTATCCTTATCCGAAGATAGTATTCGGCTGGCGGGTATTTCGGTCTCCTGCGCCACTAGATTGATTGTTTCGGCAAAGATTTCTGACTTACACATAGTTTTTCTGAATTTTATATTTATCTTTGCCCTGCCACATAAAATATTTGATTATATACGAACAAAGCATAAGATACCGTGTTGAAGATATTAAAGCCTCCAACGTGCGGTGTCTTATGCTTTTTTCAAATTTTTATGTGGCAATAATTATTTGAACGTTGGGGGCTTTCTTTATACTCTAAGCCCCGAAAGAGTGTCAGCTACAAGCCAACTTCTACATCGTTAATTTCTTTCTTACCATACAAATAGATTATAACTTATTCCTGCGCCTACGTACATGCCGCCCGGATACCCATATCCAGCCTGCAACCCTAATCCCCAACGCTTCTTCTTCGGTTTGATGGGAACCGGATGATAGATGTCATTCGTTACCACTTGATAAACGGTCTTTGGGAACACCTTTATGCTATCCAGCCGTGGGTCTACATATCCGCTCACCACCGCACGGTACAAGCTATCTTCATACACAACCCGTTTGCGATGAAGCAAGGTATCCCCTATACGTACTGTGTCATTCAGCAATATCTGCCAAAAGACCGCTATCGGTGCGGAGATAAGAACTGTATCAAGTTTGACAACCGTCTGTATCTTTGTTTCGGTACGTATTTCTGCCGGCAAAGGCTTGAGCGGGCGGAACCAAGCCGCCACACAAGCGATTGCCAGCAATACAACTAATAGCCAGGGTAGTTTTTTCATGACCTCAACAAATAATGATTTACAACCATACCCGCACATATTGCGACAGCTCCACACAGCAAGTCTATTTTGTTCCACTTGCCGTTATAGTAGTGGCAACGGTCGCTGTTCTCCTTGATAAAGAGCATCAGCAGTGCAGTACTGCCACCGAATACTATGGCGGTGGACAGATATACCACCGCACCTAAGATATTATTTATCATACCATAAATAATTAAACAATTAGTAAAACATTACACCGTAGCTCCACTGGCATCTACCCATGAAGAACCGTTCCACCATATAGGTTTACGCAGGGTCACATCAAAAAATTGAAAACCATTATCTGCATTGCCAGGACGTTGTGAAGTAACTCCTACATTTAAACATGGAATTGCGCAAAAATTAAAAAAAGGACTTTTTAAATTCCCATTCGTTGACATCAAGACTCCCTGATTGTAAAAGAAATGCGGGTATAAAGTTTTGTCCGGTATGTCGTCCTTTACTGGTTTCCACAGCAATACCGATGTCTTCATACTTGACCAGGTAGAATCATGTTCACCGATTAATGCACAGTCTGAAAAATCCTGAAACGATAAGGTTTCAACGTCATTAACCGAACTGAATCCAACAACAACTTCTTTTTTCCCGTTAGGTGACTCTCTGTATACCTCAAACCCATAGTTCTTACCCGGGTTTATATAGAAATATGGCGTTTTCCCTTTATCACTATCAGTAATATCCATATTAAACACACGTTTGGCAATAGGTATATTTTCTCCACACAACAGATATATTGTATATTTATAATTTCCATTCTCCCGGTTATTAATAATGTTACCGGTATCCCTTAATTCAATATTTCCTTTGTTAAAAGCGTCCATAACATACTGGCGCATTCCTAATGAAGTCGTTCTCTTATAATTATAATAACAGGCTTTGTACCGATTTGTATCAACCAATGTCCCCCCTATTCTACAGTTGAGAAACACGCAATTCATATCCACAATATCAGTATTGTTCAAAAATTCAGGCATTGTCATATCTCCGGCTTTATCCCATAGCCCTCTAAAATAACAACCAATATATGTTACGCCTTGATTTTCACTTAATATCCTGCTATTCATATAAAAATAGCAGCCTATAAAGTTGGCTTGAATGAGACCTCCACTACCTTCAATTGTAACTCCGCTGATTTCCCAGTGACAGCCGGTAAAATTAGCTTTGATTTTTTGAGTTAATGTTATATTGCTTTGTATGCAATTAATGAAGTTAGTATACAGTCCTCCTCTGAATGTACCTAACTTATAATCAAAAGTCCTTTTTTCGTTATACCCTCTGAATTCATTTACCGAATTAAATATCCAAGCATCTCCCGCTAACTCTTGTCCCTCATTCATTTTGGATATAGTACCATCCCTTAACACCACATTTATAGCATCAAGCCGGTATGTTACATCTGAATAGGTGTCCTCCCATGAATAATAAATGACATTATGCCAACGCATGACATCAATATATCTATCAGCCAATGCCAGTATATAAGGAACCCGCCTTATATTCATATTATCCAAATGTACAGGAACCCCACTGATTATGACAGGAATTTGCCAATTACGGTATTTCGTATCGCTGCCTTTAGACATGATAAATCCTTCTTTGATTGAAAGCCCGATAGAAGAGTATGCCGATCTCCAATCATTTATTCCATCATTCATGTTTATGACAATATGGAAATCTATGAAAGAAGACATATTCATGTCAATCGACAATTCATTCAAAATCTTTGCATCTATGTCTTTGGTAAACAGATAAGTCTTCTTATTGGAACATCTTATACTGCGACATATCCGCACGATTGCATTAAATGCATCAGAGCTGTCTGTTTTACCGTCGTTGGACGCGCCAAACCATTCCGGCATTAAGTATTTGTTTTCTACATCCCCTTTGATATTCAACGCATTTAAAAAACGCCCCCCATTAAATTTTAGAATACACCCTTCAGGAATGCTTATCTCAGCGCCATCCAAATCAAAATCATATCTGATTTCATATATAGTATCAGGCTGATTTATCATTTCCTGGGTAAGAATATTCTTTCCACAAACAATATTCCTACGCAATATCTTATACCCCTTGCCGCTGAATCTGTCAGGACTAAAAGGGCGGTCGGCAAATTTTAAAACACTTAAGCTTTCCCCTTTGTCTACAGACACAAGGTCCTCGTCGTCCGCAAGATTATTTATTGTACCGCCGCCACTTGCATTAATAAACTGCTTGGTTGATTCGGACAGCATATCAGGGGTAACACGCTGGGAACTGAAATTTGAAATAGCATCGCTTTCAACTTCCTTTATTTTACTGATTGCTTCATCTCTAATGTCAGTCAATTTATCTTCATTTGATTTCCAGTTCTCGATATTTTCAAATACTCCACCTGCAAATTCCCATGTCTCCACAAGTCCGCTATTGTTCAAGAATGACACCTTTAGCCCGGCTGTTCTTATATCTTCCGGGACTTGAACAATAGCACCTTCTAATGTATATTTATTGCCACTATCAATTCCAGATGAAGGATGATGAATGGAAACATTATACTCGGTTATATAGCTCATATATCCACCTTTTCCGGAACTAATGAAACTCTTTAGGGCGTTAGGGGTGATAGAACCGTTTTCTCTGTCTTCTTGAAAGGGAAACTGCTCATTACCCGTCAAAACGTCTCTTTTGGGGAGTTGTCCAATTTGTTGTCCTTTTTCTATTTTCTCTTCCATACTACTATTTATTTTTACTTGTAAGCAATATCGGCTCTTCATTAGTCAACAACAATGGAGCGTCATTGGCTAATAATAAATACCCTTCGTCAGGAAATGGATGCGGCTTATTTCCGCCAGCACCGGGAAACCCTATGGTAAGTATGCTGATTACGGGAATGCCGATTATAGGAATGCTGATGTGAGGGATAGTGATTGGTTTCATAAGGCTATCCCTCTTTAATCATTTTGGCTTCTGACACTTTCGTAGCACTTCTTATTGTAATTTCCATACCTGCCGCTATGCCAATAAGACGAAATATCACATTGGAAGGACCTAAGGCTTGATTGGCATTTGGGGAAAGCGGGATAGGATTCATGCCCTCGATATTGGCAAATACAGTCACCATTCCGCCCTTGTTCTTTATCTGTATGGTAACGGGATTACCGTCACTGACAAACGTTGCGTAATACGCTGTTTTGCCTTCTTCTTGTTGAAATGATAAAACTTCTGCTGCCATGATGTTTACTTTTTAGAGTTTCAATACTTGGTTTCTGTTCCCTTCTCTTCGGTGGCTGACGTGTACCCATGAGAAGTTTTTCTCATCAATAACCTGGTCAAAGGGAAGTTTCAATTCTTGTATAAGATTAAACAGTCTTTTGTTCTCTTTCGGGGTATTTGGAGTACCGACAATATCGGCAGCACATCCGTTCATGTGGTCGCTCGTTTTAGAGCCGCCTACTGCTTTATTCAGAGCAGGGCAACGGTATCCGCTTGTCACTGTGATAGGTTTGCCGTAAGCCTCTCTTAACGGGTCGAGGACATTGTCAACCAACGCTTGTGCATTGGGAAGCAGTTCTTGTGGCAATCTGTTATCTATAGCTTTCTTATCAGCCGTTTCGCTTTTAACCAGTTCTGCAATTGTAAAGTATCTCATGTTATTCCTCCTTTCTAAAATATTTGTCATAAACCACACGAGCCACCCATCCGGCAACAACACCGACACCGAATGATACAACAGTAGTCAGGTTCACCCAAAACGGTGTGTAGTGCATGTAAAGCATAACTCCCACGATGATAGCGATAACAATCGCTGCGATAATCAGTTTCTTTTTCATTTTGTTACTCCTTATCTTTCATTCAAATTGTGATAAAATTCTAATCTTATATTCGCATAGACCGACTCTACATTCGTGTATGCCCTCCCGTTGTTCGCTCCGTTTTCATTGTAAATCTCCGCTTCAACGGCTTTGGCAACCTGTTCTATCCATTTCCTTTCCGTGTATTCGGAAAGCCTGTTCCCACGATACGAAAAGCAGTCAAGTTTTGAATTCCTGTCCTCGTGTATGTTTGTAAGCAATGTACGTATCTTTCTTGCAGTAGCTTCCTTGTCTGATATATGGTTTTCTTCACGCACTTTCTTGATAATACGGCACACCTTCTCAACGGAAAGGTCGAAGAATACATTGCTTAGCGTTTTTATACGCAGCTGCGTTTCGGGCATGAGACTTTCCGATAGCACGTTCAACCGCTCGTTCTGCGCACGGGTTTCTTCCAATAGCTGCCTCATGGTGTCCTTATAGTCTTGGTTTATCTCTTTCTGTGATGTCATAAGCTGGTTTACCATATTCATAAACCAACGGAAACACGCCACCATCAACAAGGCTGATAACACAAGGAAAAAACCTGCGGTTATAGCCATCATTCCGAAATCACTAATCCCCTTACTTGTTTGAAGGGCTGCATTTACAACTTCTGTACTCATCTTATCGTTATTTGTCAATTATTCATATCTTTGTGTCTCTTATCAAATAAGCGAACTACTGTCATTCCGTTTTGCTCGTGAGAGTAGGACGGGATTTTCATATCTTGCCGTAGTATCTGAACCATGCACCCCATTTGCGTTCTTTCAAATAGTTAGGGTTGTCTTGGTTGAGTTTGGCTTCCATTTCAAATGCGCTCGCACGGTAAGCGTTTTTATTGACCTTGCCGTCCCCAATCTTATCGTCTGTGAACAGGTGGTACACGAAGCTTACAAACCATTCTGACAAATAAAGAATGTAGTAGAATAGCGGGATAAGTAACAGCCACCATGCACTGACATGGAATGACAATAATACGGATGGGATAGCCGCTATCTCCATACACTCGAAGAACTGTTTCTGATGTGTCCGTTCATGGCGGATAGTCGTTTCGGACAACTCTTTCAGCTTCGTAAGGATGAAGCCGAAGAGCATGATTGTTGTGTAGCTGCCAAAGAGGATAAGTTTGGCAAACCAGTTTTCATAAAATACTTTTACTCTCATAATCAAAAAAGTCAACACTTTGTTATTTTATTAATATTGTTGTTTTACGCATTCATTAGAACACAACCCAAACCGAAAATCCCTGTACTATCTTCAATATCAAATACACTATCGCCATTATTAACGACAGAATCAGTTATTTTTGTAACAAAATTATTGGATATAGACTCCTTTTGTGTAATAGCTCTTATTGGAGTATTATCTTCATTAAAAAGACTAATAGCAGTAGGTGCTCCAAATGAATACCATTCGATATGTTGTTTTTTTATTTCAATTCTTTCTGAATCTCGATATAAATAAATAGGGATACTACTAAGATTGCAAATAAGAACATATTGTGTATTAATTCCTTCATGTACTAAATCATCTGCAAATGTAATATTATCAACAAGTTGTTTAATATCAAATTCTTTGCCAGCAATCAGCTTATCTCCAGCAAATAACCCTGAGGTCAATTCTCCTATTTTTAACATAATCATTATCCTTTAATCGGTTACACAATATACTGTATTGGCATCCTTAGAGCCAAGAGCCTCGTATTCGGCAGCGGCTTTCTTAGTAACAACACTAATATTATCACTATTAACAAGAGAAGCAATAATTACTTTACTTTCTCTATTATCATCATTTGAGATAATAGAAATACGATTGGTAAACATCTTAACAGGATTATTTCCAAAATAAGTAATAATAAAATGTAGTTCGTAAGACGTACTATCATTTGCCCTCCAAGCATTTACGCAACCTAATTCTATACAATTATTATTGGGATTATTATTAATGTGAAAATAATATCTTGTATGATTAGCTAAAATATCAGCTACAACATTCTTAAAATTATCAATACTGCCAAATAAATCAACTATTCGTTGTTCGGCATCAGTTCCCTTAAGATTTACACTATATAAAAATTTAGAAATATCAGAAACAACGATAACTTTACCATAAGCAATATCATCCACATACTTCTTCGTTGCAGGCTGGTAATCGCCCGTAGGGGTGAATGATGAAGTGTTGGTCTTGGTGAGGACGTCGTCCGTAAATGCAAACTCTTTCCAATTAGTCCTAACGCCATGTTGATTACCACCACCTCTTGCAAACCATCTATTAGTTAGATAAGAGCCATAGATTTGATTAGAATGACCATAATTGGCGTTTGCGAAAATCAATGCTCCATTCTCATTAATAGGATAATTATTTTCAGGTGATGTGTAATCAGCAGTGCTTTTCTGCGTAGCAAACCCCGCTCCATTTATATCGTTTAAATTCTCTGATGTAAGATTTAAATGCTCAGGAACTTCCGCCCAATCCCCATTCTTACGACCGTATGCCTTTCCATCAGTTGGCGCCTCGTCTATGCCGCCTATCTTACCCTGGCTTACCCATTCACCGTTCACCCATGCGTAGTAATCATAAGGGGCTTCCGTACCTACAGCCATGAACCCGTCAACTGCCGAACCGTTGGGAACAGCGGATTTCAAGGCTTCAAGGGTGGCGTATTCGCCGGCTACACGGAAAGAGCTCCCCGGTTCACCCTTGCAATAAATATCCGTCTTATCGAAACTTTCCGTATCCTTGTTATACACATAGACATAGTGGTCTTTGCCGATGTATGTCGGATTGTTGGCAATCTTTTCGGCTTCCTGGGCGGCTACATTAGCGGCTGTGGCTTTTTCTTCGGCGGTTACAGCAGCATTATTTGCGTTACTGGTCGCTTCCTCGGATTTTTTAATTGCATTAACGACATCCTGATAAGCGGTCTGAATATCTTCCAAGCTAACCTTTACACTGGTCTTGATACCATCTATGATTTTGTAACCAATGGTATATAATCCCTTTAGGCTATCGGCAAGAGGAAACTCTGATATTTTCTTCTTTATTAACGGCATAATGTTATATCAATAAAAAAGCCTTGAGCACAACGTATGGGTACGTTAGCTCAAAGGCTTGTGTATTCTATGTTACTATTCTTAAAAGTCTATTATCAAAGCCCCGTGCATCTTCACACAGTTTATGCAAACACATTGATAATTTTCTAAATAACATACCCATTTCTCTGTTTTTCACAAAATTAGTTCAGAGAAACAGACTTGCCATTTTTTTACATCGCAGATAACGAACAATTGACAAAAGGTTTGTTATTTGCAGGTTTACAACTCCTCATGTATATGTTTGAATACACTCCAATAAGTATAACCATCCCTTTTAAAGCCAACTATTTCCCCGGAATCCATTCCTACATTAATTGAAAGCGATGAAACTGAATTTAGAGCATCGCCATTAGGAGCTATAAAAACTCTAGAATTAGCTGTTTTTAAATGTATTTGCAGAAGAACCCTTGTAAACATTGGCACTACCCAACGAATTACGCGTGAATAATCTCCTTCTATTTCTGGCAAAACCAAATCCGCAGCGTTTGTTATAAGGCTCCCGCTATCAATATCAAAATTATCAGATATTTTAACATATTCAGCATTAAGATGGATAATACCTGACAAATCCACATCCGTACCTATCATTTTTCCGCTATGAAGTACCCTGAAAGGCGCACTTTCCCTGTTCTTCTCATTTGCACCTGACCATATACGTACATCAGAACCGGAATTTCCCTCACCGGACATACCGGCATTGATGCCATCACCATTACCGATACCGACCAAACCTGAAATAAGACCGTCCAAAAACCTGATACGTCCGGCTATCTCATTCGCTACCAAATCAAAATAGGTCTTACCGTCAGAAGAAACTATCTTATCCGTAGTTATTCGTCCGGGCAGTATCTCCGTAAATCCGTACAAAGTGGCAAAGCTTCTCTCCCCGTTATTCTCACTGTTAAGGATACCGACAAGCAGATGATAATATCCGTCTATCTGTTCCAACGCAATAGCAGTTTCACTCAAAAGGAATATCCCTGATTGGTTACCCTTACTACACTTGGCATATAAATAGAATTTCTTTTCCGGATTGACAAGTGAGGGGGAATTGTATTCCGCCATATCCCAATACTTGTAATCACCGGTTGCATGAGCATTGGATAAGGTCTTAATCCCTAATGTCATGTGCTGGATGATACCTGCCGGAACGTTCAGAACCTTTGTACTCGGATTATAACTAATATCATGGTTGACTACCACCGGGTCGGTCTTGGAGTTCACAAAACGGAACTGGAGGCTTTCATCACCAACGAGCATCTGCATCGTGGCAACCGTTATCGGATTGATTGCACCGGAGAAGTTAAGCAGGCTGTCGGCAAGCATTTCCATCGTTTCCTTTGCATCACGATAGTAACGCTTGGTGAATTGAAGTGCCTTCTTGTGGTTCTCCTCAACCTGCACCTCGTTCGTTTCTATCTTATTAAGTTCACTGGCAACGGATGTACCTACCGGAGTGTTGGACAGTTCTATTTCGGGGCTGTACGGGTTATTTACAAACCGTTTGATACCTACCATACGGATAAGAGAGCCTTCGGGATGGAACTGATTGTCCGTAAAGTTCACGAAACCGCCTAATACGATTTTACCACCAACCTGTAACCAGCGTTTCTTTGCCCAAATACCATCCAATGTACCAGTAAAAGTGAACATCTTGTTTTCATGTTCGTAGAGATACTTGACGGCTTCCCGGAACACATCCCATGATGCGCCCGTTCTTGTAGCATTATCACTGATATAGGCTTCGGGCAACTGGATACCGAACACTGCGTATTTGTCGCCAACTTCCGGCATCCATACGCCACCGTCCGGCATGGTGATACCGTCTATCTCCTGCGGGATTATCTCGAATTTATGTCCTACATGGGTGTACTTCACTTCAAATTCTTTGCCGGAAAGCATGCCGGATTGAAAGATAACAGTCATCTTCTCTCCTTCGATAAGGCAATCCTCAAAATTGAGGTTATCAGGAATGGCATTATCGTAAAAATCATAGAAATGCTTCTCCGTATCTACTGTGCTAACCTCACTAACCTTTCCTACGCGTGACGGGTAAATCTCTGTGCAATCCAGGCTATCCTCTTTGGCAGTGGTTAGCTCATGGTCGGCACGCATAACGGCCGTACCGTATTCGTCAGTCTTATAAGTTCGGGAGATAGCAGCGTTGAAACCGTCCTCTCCATCGAAGTGCGTACCGTCATAACGAATGATCTGTGATTTGGGCATCAGCAATTCTTTCGCACCATATTTGGAATAATCTATGTTTCTATCAGTCGTTTCTACAAGGATAATTTCAGGCGGAATGTCACCGCTTTCCCGTCCTACACCAGTTTTAAAGCCATGCCCTTTACCATAAGAAAGAGTAAGGGGATTATTCTTGTTGTATTCGACTTTCTTTAGGTGTACAGTCTTTGTATGCACACCCTCTATAACGGCTTCTGTAATCTGATATTCTGTTTCATAAGTTTCTGCCAGTTGGCTTAAACCGTCCAAGCAATAGGTATGGTTATAGTTAATCAGCTTCTCCGTACCATCTATGCAATCACCGATTACCCACCCCGAAGAACGCCTGTTCAGATTATCGACAATCAGCTTGAGATGTTCTTTAGGTTTGGCGGTATAAGGGAACTTGATGCGGTTGTCTACCGTATTGCGTATCTTCCAAAGTTCCGTATCGGCTTTCGAGGTTTCAAGGATAAGCGTATAGTCGTAGTTCCTTTCTCCGTTCTTCTTGAAATTGCTGTCTTTCTTCAAGGAATAACGCTTGCCGTAGAACTCACACCATGAACCTACAGGGATATTCAGATAGCCCGGATAAGAGAAATACAGTGTAAGTGCATCTTCGCCCATTACAGCTTCATAGGAATAACTATTATCATCCGTCAGAAGCTCGATTGTTTCATTGCCGTTATGTAAAGTAATCATATTCTAATCTCCTAAATCAATAAAATATTTTTCATCTTCGGTTACTATAAGCTCCCCTGCTTCCGAAGCAAGCAAATATTCGGTATTTCCAAGTCGAAAGCTGGTAAATACAAGAGTTAGAGTAAACGCCCACCATATACCATCAATAGGATTAAAGCTGTCAGTTTTGCAGCTTTTGTAATAACATGGATAGTTTTCATTCCATTCGTCAACATAAAACATGCGCTCCGCGTCTTTATACTCGTAGCCTTCGGCATCGGTCTTGGTGGATAGCCTAGTGAGGTCATACAAAAGAGCGTCACGGTTCCGCCAAAACGTATCGAAGTCCGGTGCACGCATTAAACATTTAAGGTTCACATCTTTCGTCTGGAACTTCACGTATTCACCGTCGTAGACAGCGCCATCCCGATACTTGAAGTTCCGCAAGAAGTTCTTCTTCACAACCGGGGTTTTGAATATCTCCGCATTGCTGCCTTTGAGAATTAGCACACCATAAACAGATAAGTCCACACCATCCAACTCGTAACCTTTCGGCAGCAGGATGCTATTCATCGGTTCCTGATAGATATAGCTATACGGGCGCGGGAAATCATTGGCAAAAGTGAACTTAGAGCGTTCGGTGTTACTATACATCTCAAAACTGTTCTGCGAGGATAACCTCAATCTAAATGTACGTCCCAACTGCGGAAAGTTGAAATCATGGTAGCCCATATCAGACAACAGGACTACGAAGTCATTATACCCCCACTCCGAAAAGAAGCCGAATTCAAGCGTGACATCTTTCGTGTCAAGATGCATTTCCGAAAGGTCGAACTCTTTTCCATCCTCTTCCGGCCAATCGTTGCTGTCCGGGGTTTTAGAGGGTGAAAACGCTACCAATTCACCGTAATTACCCTGCATAGTGGCGACACCCAATTCAGTAAAGATGTTCTTATTGTCTATATAAAGTTGTCCTTTCATCGTTTAAGTGTTAACCCTTTAGTGTTTAATGTGTCAATACCGTTTTTCACGGCATACATATATTGTCTTATATCCACAAGATTAGACGTATAGCTATCAATGTTTGCCAAGTGATTAAGGGCATCTCTGCTTTGGCTTTCAATTGCTTTAGCCGTCCTTTCTATATCCGTAGTTAATGAGAGTCCGGAAGAGGCATAGTTCAAAAGGCTGTCAATGCCATTAGCCATACGGTTGACATTTTCGTTGATGGAGTATGTATGCCCTTGCATAACAGCCAACCGACCGTTGTTCTCGTCTACCGAATCTTGCGAAGCCGTAGCAATTCCCTTCTGTGAAGTTTCACGGGTGGAATCTGATTGCCAGCCAAAATCTTGCATCAGTTTATCACGTTCCGCAAGCAGGCTATTTGTAAGATTCTGTTGCATATTACGAAGTGCTTGTGCCTCGTCAGAAGTTATCCCATCTTTTCCATACTCAGCCCATGAATCATATAGTCTTTGAATTTGTTCTTTATATTTATTTGCAAGAAGAGACTGAAATATGGCTTTTTGAAGATGTTGCTCGAAATTATCGGCAAAATCCTCGTTGGTACTATCCAAATCAGAAAGTAAATCTGCATAACCACTTTTAAACTCATCAAAACCTATCCCAGTAATAGCCTCTTTTTCTTTTTGTGCAATCTCGGTAAGTTGTTCTCCATAATCTACAATATTCTGCAAATAAGTAACAAAATCTTTGTTGACGGTATCAAGTACAGAAACCAGTTTTTCATCGGAAAGTATCTTTTCTATCTGTTCGGAAGACAAATCCCACAACTGATATTCCGCTGTAATCTTTTGCCCGACTAAACCTGAAATTCGTTGATAGTCTTCTTTGGACAATCTGTCATTTATACGGTATCCCAATGAGTGGGAGCCGACACTTGCCCCGCTGGATGCAAGCTGCTTGATTAGTTGCCTTTGCCTGCTTATCTGGATATTTACAAGCTGTTCGGCTTCTTCTGCCGCTTTTATCGCCTCCGTTCCATAGTCGATGTCAATATAATCCATCTTCTTGGTTATAAGCTCATCCCAAATAGATATGAGATTTTCATATTGAGCTTTCATCTTTTCATAGCCGGAGTAGTCAGCGCCACCGAATCCCAACAATCCAGCTATTGTATTCCCAATTCCGGTTAAGACTCCAACACTTCCAGTTATGGCGGAGAACGGCTTGGTTAAATCAATACTTTCAAGAGCATTCATAGTCTGCCCAATGCCGTTCAACGTTTCAGCTACAGCTTCAGGTACTGCAACACCAAAATTCCCAAGCATGTCCACTATTTGGTTTCCAGCATTGACAATTTCCATACCTTGAGAGCCTATTGTATTTGCAGCCTTTGTTAATTTAGCTAGAACACCTTGCCTATCAGATTGAGCTTTAGAGAGTTTTTTTTCTGCTTCTTCTTGTGAAAGTAATTTTTTTACAAGTTTACCGGTTCCATCTTGGTACACTCCTGTTATCACTTCTCCTCCAGACATAACTAAGTTCAACTCGTTTTGGGCTTTTTTAACAGCATTTTGCGCTGTATTGTATTCAGACAAACCGGAATAAAGCTCTTTAAAAGGAGAACGCTTAGCTATTTTAAAGTCAATATTTTTCAAGGCATCTTGTAGTTCCTTTAAATCTTCTGGTCGCAAATCTTTTGCAGCAGCATTAATGTAATCTTTTAGTTTATCACGGAGAGATTTTAAAGCATCAGTTGTCTGCATATCTAAATCTCCAAACACATCAGCAAAATCAATTGATTTTTTAAATTCGGAAAAATCTAGTTCTCTCAATTGAGCTTCAAGGTCTTTTTTCAAAGATTCTCTTTCTCCTTTCGTTAGAGAACTATCTATTTTTGCTGCATATTCTTTGGTTATAGCTTCTTTTTTCTTTTGATAATCACCATATTTTATGAGATATTCATTCCATGCGCTTTCCTGCTCTCTCATTAAATCATCCTTTTGCCTGTTACTTACATATCCGATGATAGAATCAAAAGCAGAACTTATATTAGAAGTATCTACTGCGGAAGCGTCAAAGGTTTTTGTTTTATATCCTTTGTTCTGTTTAGCCTTCAATTTCTCCTGCTCATCAAAAACCTTTTTTTGAGCCTCTATTTCCGCACGAATAGCATTTTCTTTCTGCCGTTGCAAATCTTGAATTTCTTTCTTGTTATCCAAATCACGCTGTGCCTTGACCTTTTGATAACCATCAGCCATGGCGCTAATACGAGCCTGCGCAATCTGATACTCCAAATCCTCAGCTTTTCGCCTACGCTCCAATGCGTACTTGCTTTCAAGTCCTAATATCTTATCTTGTTGGGACGTTAATGCGTTGATATTTCTATTACCAGCGCCTTTGTCATCATATATTTTTAATTTATTTTCCGCCTCTCTCTTTTGTTTTATCAAAGAATTATATTGTTTGACAACATCTTTAGGAATGCCTTGTGTACTTCCTGTCTTTAACACTTCAAGATAAGTATCTTTGATTTGCTTTAAGGCACTATCGGCATTTCTTACTTGTTGTTGCCAATAGTCATAAGTACCCTCTTTGGGCTGAGGGAAAAGGTTAAGTGTATTTATATGGTTTGAAATATCTAGGAAGTTATTTTCATAAGTTTGTAAGTTTGTAAGAATATCATTATATATTCCCTTTTGTTTCTCCAAATCCCGACGTGCATTCTCTACTTTTCTTCGTGCATCTATTTTAGCTGTTGCAGTTCCAAAACCTTCCTTTTCTTGCTTATTAAATTCTTCTTCCTGCTTTCTTAACCGTTCTTCAGCTTTTGCCACTGTTAATTTTTGGTTAAGACGTTTAATCTCTTCCTTATCTTTTTTTATAGAAATATCAGCCAATTTATCTACATAACTTCTTGCAACAGCGTTTTTATAAATCTCATTACTGAGTGTTCTATAAGCAGATTCAAGATTCCCTAAATTTACTTTTTCTCCTTCAAGAATATTAGAATATTGAGGGAATTTACTTATCCATTCATTAACTGCCGCAGTCCTCTCCCTTTCTGATAAAGAAATATTCTTTAATTTGCTGTACAAAATATCTAACTCAACTCTTTCGTTAACAGAATTCTTTATAGCTTCTCTACGCGCTAAAGCCATTTCCTGCTCCGCAGACAGTAAATCCAGCGTAGCCCTTTTAGTATTAATCAATCCATCAAGATAATTGAATATCTCTTTCCCATAAGCAGTGAGCAAAGTTATACCTACAACCAAAGCGGTATTCAATGAAAACACACCGGAAATTATCTGTTTCCAAACGGGAGCAACTTTCTGGACTTCTGTATTGCCTTTTTTTAGCTCTTCGATATATGCTGCATATTCTTTTCTTGCCTTTTGGACTTCATCAAAGAAAATCGGAAGATTGTTACTGATTGCCAAGAAAAACATATTGACACCCATCGTTGCGGCGGGAAGTTCTCTTGCTATCTGCTGGATTGACATACCAAGTCCATTAAATGCAGAAGAATAGTTGCCGACATTTCTTTGAAAACGACCGGATGCTTGTTCAGCCTCGTTTAATTCTGTTTGGATAACTTTAATTTGAGCAAGAAGTTCTTTGCCCGAATTGCCGGAACGCTTTATTCTCCCCATATTATCATAGAGATTAAGCATAAGTGACAACTGCTTACGCAATTGAGTTATACTTCCTTCTTCTGAGTTATTCTGTATGATTTGTTCTTTTTGGGCTTTTATATTTGCCCGAACTGCTTCTTCTTCCCTCTTCCGTACGGCTACTTGTTGTTCTACTTGACGCAATATGTTATATCCTTTGTCGCCCACCTTTTCTGTATCATTGAGAGCCGCAAAGTCAGACTTCAATTTTTTTATTTCAGCATCAGCTTCTTTTACAGCTTGCGTATTTGCGACAATCCATTTATTTGTGGATTGTAAGGCCTGAGTTTCTTCATGCACTGCCTTAACGGTATTGTCAGATTTTAAAATTTCTTCATAGGCTTTCTTCATCAATGCGTACTTCTTCATGTACTTATCAAGTTCTTTCGTAGCCTTGTCTAACTGCCTTTCGAGACTCTTCATGGTATTTCCACTATTTGGCTTACCTGCCAAAGCCATCATATCAGCCTTAAGCCCCTTTATTTCTGTGCGCAACTTAACAATCTTATCTAATTCAATATCTGCGCTAAATTTTAACCCAGCCATAACCAATTATTTTTTCATGAACACTTTACTTAATTCTTCTGATAGTTTAATTCGTGCACTATCGTCAACATCAAAACCTTTTGCGCTTACGAAGCTCGCATAATGCATCCCATCAGCAAATACTACACCGTCTTGGGGATGATTGCCGTAAATCAACATACTTTCCGTCTGCTCTTTCGCTTCTCCATGGGCACCGTCAGCCGGTACATACATATCGACAATCTTCCCATTCCGAAAGACGACAGCTCCCGGAGCATTCCGCAAGTTCCATGTATGATTTTGATATGTTTTTTTATTACTTATATTAGAAGTCTTTTGAGTATCAACAGCGCTATGAGCAGCATTAATCATAGCAGTAGAGACTTCGTTCTCTATTTCTTCTATAAATTCATCTAAACCGGAAGCATCTACTTTTATATTCATAACCGATATTTTCTTGTAAAGGTATCGCCATACCTGCTTTTTGCCTAAAAAATCAAATATATAGAACAAACAATTGATAAAAGGTTTGTTATTATACGAAAAAAGGGAATATTATTCCCCTTTCTGGTTATTCACAGCTTGACGCTCATTTAATATTCGTTGTATTTCTTCCTGGCGATTATCTGCAACCGCAAGCATATTAACAGCTTGCTCAAGTGAAATAATTCCATCCTGATAAGCCTTCCCTACTGCTGCCCACTTCCCTTGAACATCCTCATTAAACGGCTCAGAAAATTCATGTTCTATATTCAATTTTTCTAATTTTTCTCTAAGTTGGATATGGGTAACATTTTTCATAATGGCAAGAATAAGATTTTTTTCTCTATCAACCAATATATCATATATTTCCTTTAAATTATCCCTCTTAATGAAGCCCAATATCATAGCCCGTTTCAATGCCTCTCCGGATAAAGTGCCAAGCCCTTTCATGTTTTCAAAAGAAAAATCAGGAGTAAACGAATCGAAAAGAATCGAAGAATTCAAATCCGCCTTTTCGCTCTCTTTCATGGAAGAATATTCTGGTGGAGTCATATAATCAATCAGGCTATTATCTTTATCTGTCAGTTGTATAACCTGACCTACAGTATCAGGATCAGCCAAAGATTTAATAACATCTGTAGTAGCCTTTATCTTAGGGTCTGCAAAATAATTATTTGTATCAGCTGCTTTAGAATCAATCATTTCCTCCCGGTCGCATCTTCTTTCAGTGCCCGCCCAGGCTTTATCTTGGCGATAATAAATCACATTGATTTTCCCGGTAGGGTTTTCAACTGGAGTTACATTCCATCCGATATTAGCCCGCTTACATCGAAATATAAAATTTGGAGTTTGTATATCAAAATGTTCTATTGTCCTATCTCCCTCTTTCAAGAAGTAACCATAACCAAAAGCTATCATGTTTTCATATTGGTCAAACAAAGGTCTCAGGGTATATCCTTTTGATTTGGATATAACGAGCACCTTTACGGCGGGCTTTCCACCATCATTATAAATATGATACACTTTAGCACTTTCGGTTTCAGCCCCCGCCAATCTTTTAGCTTGCCGCATGGTAGTATTAAATCTTGTATCTTTTAAAAACTGCATATAAGCATCAAAAGCTTCATCCTTACCCTCTATGTCCAAAGAAGGCTTCCATGATATAGGATTTCCCAACAAAAAGAACAACTCCACCTCATTTATGTACACTTGTCTACGTCGGGGAAGTTTTTCAACTTTATAGGGCTGTCTGTTCTTTCTCGGCTTATCGGGACGCTTCATTACATCATGAAGTTCTGGAGTATATTCCTTTATGGCATCAGATACGTACGTATCACGATTTTGCATAACAGATTGTACACGGGAAATATCTTTATTTTGAATAAGTTTCATCAAATCTCGTTCAACCCCTACAGCGTTTAGGGTCTTGTTACGGATAACATTGAATATTGCTTCTATAAAATTCATATCATCAATTTTAGTATAGTCCTAAATCATCTTTATCATATTGCTTAGAAAGTAAAATCTTTCCCATTATCTTGCCAATTGTCCAGTAACGGGCAGCGTCAATCAAATGGTTATAAGCATCAATAGGTGCGTTTATAAACTTGCCATCCTTGTTTTGTTCATATACATAATTTTTCAGTTCCTTAATGAGATTAACAGAACGCTTAGTCACGCAAAGCCTATATTCCATCATCTTAAACAGACCGCCCATGACTGAACCTTTGTACTTATCCGCTGGATAAATCACAATACCTGCATTAGAAATTTCTTGAATAAGTCTCGGATCTGCACTATCTGCATATACAAATAACCCTAATGGCTTCAACACATCTATTATTTCACTTGTTAACATGTGGGTTTGATAACACAATTCATCAAGATACATGCAATCGTCTACTATACCACATCTTACCACCGCTGTAGGGTCAGCGCTATATCCAAAATCCAATCCAGCCCCAACATGTTTAGCGTAAGTAGGAAATTCATCCACTATTTCAAAATCCGGGAATACAAGTCCTTCTGCCATAGCTTGCAATCCCAAACCGTACACAGTCCATAGCACTTTATTCTTATGCTGGAGAGACTCTATCTCATCTATAATAGTTTGCTCCAAAAAAGGATTGTCCTTATAAGTAGAGATAAAATGAAAAGTCCGCGAATCTTTATTCAAATCACATAACCAATGCTCATCTGAAAAAGATGGATTATAATCTATAACTGAAAAATCAGTAGTACGCATCACCAGTTGTTGCCATTCGAGGAAGGATATTTCATTGCCTTCGTTACAATACAGAATATTACGTTTTCTTCCTCGTATCTTTTGCTCATCGTCAGTTGAGAAAAATTCACAGAACGAACCATTAGGAAACGTGTATACCATATCAGATTTATTCATGCAGCGGTTATCCCACATTCGGAATTTGTCTTGCATTATCTCCTTAAAATCCCGAAATACAGACCCCTTTAACGACGGTAGCGTCTTGCGCACAACAGAAAGAGAGGTTTTAGGATGTTGGAGTATATATACTAAAAGATATATCAATATATTATACGTTTTTGAGCTTCTTGAGCTTCCTTGTGCAGATACAACCTTGTATCCTGATTTTATCGCACTATCAACCGTAGCATATATTTTAGTCGTTTGTATCAGCATCTACAACGTCCCCCCTTTTGTCTATTATCTGAATTGTTATAGAATCATTTTTATCTTCTTTTACAATATCTTTCTGTTCAGTTGCATCCCAACCCAGCAATTTTGCCAATTTCTCTATTGCATCAATCTTATTATACAATTTCAATTCATAACCTTTATCTGTACTCTTTACGGAAAGAATAGCTCTTTGAATGCCGATAGGCAAGGCGGATACATCCTTTACCACTATGGTAGTAAACATCTCATTAGACTTGATTTCAAGGGCGTCTACAATATTCGCCCTTGCAATATCTGCCAAAATTCCTACCGCTTCATCTTTTGTAATATCTGACCGGCGCCGCATTTCAGAACTCAACTCACTTATCCTTAGGGCAACCTTAGGGTTATTAGCTAATCTGGACGCCTCTACCCAAATCGTATTATCTGATTTCCCTTTGCATGAATAAGCACGACGATAAGCATCGGAAGCATTGCCGCTTTCGAGGTAATAATTACAAAAATTTTCTTGCTTAATTGAAAGTCTCAT